CCGTTACCAACTTCATATGCCTCAACGAATACTTCTAATCCTTCAGCCGCAGCGTTGAAGTGTATCTTCTTAGTGTGCCAATTGACATTGTATGTCACATCAGTGTATTGGGCATTTAGATTCTCATATAATCTAATCATGCGACCGTCAACATCTTTGATAAAGACTGACAAACCTGTTCCATTTGCAACTAACTCATCAAAGTCTACAACTCCATCAGTAACCGTAGCGTTCAATTGAACCATGCTAAAGCCCATACCCGTATACCAAATTTCATCTACGTTGTCGATGTTCCAGTATGCACCAGGTGCAGTCTTGACATTGAAATTCAATGAGTCGGATACTACGCCTGCTACTAATTCTTCAGGACCGTAACCGTACAAGAAGTCATGTCCCTTAACTACGTAAGTAGGATCTTCTGTCTTGATATTCAAGATGTTATCGAAGTTAATACCGTTGTTAGTCTGAACTAATGTTCCGTTCAAGCCAGTAATGTTAAACGTTGTGCCGTCGAAGTAAATGCTGTTTACTTCTTCTGCTAACAGCTCAAGGTTGTAATGACTGACCCAAGACATACCGTCAGTAGATGTTAATACCAGTGTTGCTCCACTATTGTTTTGTGTGCCCACTGCCATAAACATTCCGTTACCGTATGCAACATCAATGATATCTTCAGAAACCGTAGTATCAATAGTTCCCATTGTCCAGTTCGAAGCATTGTAACTATACATTACTAAACCATCTTTACCTACTATAACAACAAGGTCGTCTGATGAGGCAACTGACATTGGCTTGTACAAGCCTGTCGATGGCTCTAACAGTTCCCAAGTTGTACCGTCGATACTTAACAATATTCTAGATACTTCTTCACTTTCAGGGAACGCAGTACCTAAACCTGAGATAATTTTATGACCATATCCTACTGCTACGTATGTGGCATGTACGCTATTGTCAAGGTATGCGACTTTTCGTAAACTAGTTGGTAATCTATCACCGAATGTGTAGCGTTCTACCCAAGTTAAACCGTTCGTTGATTCGTAAATACCTTGATTAGTTGCAAAGAATTTTCCGTTCGCAACAGAAATATTTTCGAATGGCTTAGCAACTACATCTAATGTAAATGTGTCATACACACCGTCATCGTAATCGACAGTATCAAATGTTGTTTCTTTACCAAGTGTGATCCACTTCTTAGCGTCAAAACTAACAAACATTGGACTGTTTGCATTACTTGTGGTAATCACATACGTATCGTTGTGATATGAGAAACCAGTGATGTTCATTGGTGTAGCTGACAACGGTACAGTATCCCATGTTAAGTTTTGATTCTTAACGAATACAAGCACACCTTTGCGAGTCTCAGCAACAATCACGTAAGTTGGCTCAGATGCGTCTGAAGTGAAAATTACTCCCTTGATATCTGAATCATTCAACGTGAATTCGTTGTTGTTCAAAATGATATCTAGCGGTAGTTCTTCACCAGGTGCAAAGCTATTACCGTAATAAACTGTGTTAGGATAAGTAACGCCAGACACTAACTGTTGTGCATCTTTCGGAGGCATACCTGCTGTAGGTGCATAGAATCCTTCAATACGATCCAATGCTGATAATGACCAATCATTACTTAGAACCGGTGCCCACTTAGAAGCATCAAATGTAAGGTCGTTGTTGCTTTCTTTACAAGCCCAAACAATTCCAGCATAAGATACTAACGAGATTGATTGATGGCTATAGACATAATCATCAGCAATTGGCTCAGGTAAATAAACGTAATCACTACCGACAACACCGTAGTTATCTAAATCAGTATTCTCACCGTTCCATGCAAATGCATCATACTTAGCACGGACTGTTAAGCTAGGCTCAGTATAGATATATAATGAAGTATCGTCTTTAGGCTTAATATAGAATTTAGAGAATGTTGGTACTGCGGTTCCAGTGATTGACGCAATGTACATGCCTTGAGTACTATCTACCCATTTAACAAATATAGTAGCATCATTTACGTTATCAACTCCACCCAATGCAGAACCCTTTACAATTATTGTATAGTTGTCAGTGTAGATTGAACCTGGATCGATAATCTTCATCGTGTAGTTTGATAGAACTTGTCCGCCAGTGAACGAAGGTCTATAAATCTCAACACGTGCTTTTCCATTTGCACCGTTTAAAATTTCTGGGATGATTCCATCTGTTACTCTGAACAAATAAACAATTGCTCCGTCTAAATTACCTGGAGCTAGTGAACTAGATGAGTAATCGATTGTGACTACAACTTTGCCGTTGTCATCTTCTATACCAGTAATCGGTAGTGTTGAACCCTGACGGCTAACTGCTACATCATCTTCACTACTTGAAACGTTAGATGATGAAGCATCGTTGTCTAAGCTATTAAACGGACCTGACCAATATGTATTAGGTGTCCAAGGTGTTACCTTACTGTCATATGAAATTCTGTCAAATTTCATTGTAGTAGTTAGACCTCTAGTAGTAGAAGTTTGAACGTTTACAGTTGCACGAGCGCACACACCTACAGTGATAACATATCCAGCTAAGATGCTAGGAGTTTTAAATACTACCGCTGATAGTTTATGTATTGCATGGTAGTAAGTATTGTGGAATGTGATAGAGTTACCATGATTGTTAATATAGTAGTATCCATCAGCTAACACGAGTCTGCTTGAAGAAGTTGTGTTCTTAACTTTAACTAGTGTTCCTGTGTCTAAGATACCTGCCGCATCGAAGTAAATTGAGTTAGTATCAATCTTAATTAAGTCTGTGGCAGTTGAATCGTTTACATCAAAATTAGATGCAGTTAACTCAATGCTATTTTCAATCACGATTTCAGGAGTTACCATGTAACCTTCACCTGGATCAATTACAGTGATACCCACTACTTTGTCATTGTTCATAACTGCCGAGAACACTGCTTCTCGTCTAGGTTCTGGGTAGATAGAAGTATCTACATAAGCAAATACTTCAGGTTCATTCACGTATCCGAAACCAGAATCTACAACGCTCACGCCTGATAACACCATGTATACTGGTGTTCCCTTTAGATAAGATGCAGGGGTAGTTTGATTAACACCTCTAGTAACACCTGAGAGCGCACCAGTGACTTTATTCAAACGAGTGTATGCAATTTGCTCATTGTCAATTTGCAGAATACCTTGTACAGGTAGACCATGCGGATTACTTACCACTAAAGTAGTAGAACTGCTATTAATGTAATTCACTAAAGTAGAAACTAGTTGAACTTTACGTTCAGAGAAAGTTAGACCGAAATTAGTAAACCAGTCATAGTTGTTCCCCGAAGCCCAAATTGTTTCGGAAGCAGTAAACTCATCAGTGTTCGATGCATTTCCAAAAACTAACTGAGGTGAGACATAACGTTGTGCGTTAGTGTCATAGTATGCAGGGATATCAAAGTCAGTTACAGTGCTTGCAACGGTCTCATCCACTGTGTATGACATTAAGAATTCTTTCATAACAACGTGATAAGGTTTTACTTCGTTGATGTATCCTTTTAACAATTCAGTATTTTCAACTGTGTATTTTGAAATCTGAGAAAGTTTACGAACATTGTAGTTGATATCCACTAAGCTGGTCTTATTCAACCATGGCAAGTTGTTCAATGATTCAATATTTTCACTTTGGATATATTCAAACATCATTGTCAAACTCTTATTACGGTGTTCGAGTAGAGGACCTACGAAAAGTTGTTCTGTGATTGCTCTAATGATATAGCGAGTCTCTTGTGCAGGGTATGCATCATACAAACGAGTATCATAGAAGCCGTTACCGAAGCCAGTGTTGCTTGATCCGTACTCCCAAAGTGTGCTTAGGAACTGAATTGTGCCGTTCTCAACACCAACACGAACCCATGTAGCGTTTTGGTACACGTATACTTCTCTGTTACCGTCATTGTTTTTTGCAACAGAAACAATCATGTTTTCACGTGCGATGATTCTAGGCAAATCAGAAATAGCTTCTACTGATGCAGAAGGTCTATTCAACTCTGAGAAGCCTTCCTTCCACCAGTAAACCGGTGTCCAATACAATGTTGTATCAAAATCAGCGCCTGAAGCAGATAGCAATGTAGCATTGCCATATTCCATTACGGGATGTTGGCTTAGTACTTTGTTAGTGTAATGAATAAAGTTTTTCAATGCTTCTAAACGATTCACAAACATTGACTGTCTAGGTCTGATTCCAACACCATAGCGCATTTTAACAGGTAGAGTAGGATCGGGCACGATTGCACCGCTTGCATCTTCACCCACAAAACTATCTATGTATTTCTCATACAAACCAACTGGCATCGTGTAACCTTTTTTGACATCAACGAAGCCAGGTAAGAAGTCAGCCGGATAGTTTGTTCTGATTAACTTGTAATCTACGTGACCTGCTGTATCGTTTGTAGTTGTGCTGTAGCCAATGTGTAACACAGTGTCAGTGCCGTAAATGTATTCACCTGCGTTATACAAACCATAAGTGTTAGAACGTAATGGAGCGAAATACGCAACACCTGATTCTCTAGGTTTAGCGATGTAACGTGCAATCGACATATCAGATAGAGTCTTGCCATATCTTGAATTTAAGATATCAGTATCACGTACCCAGAAGTAATATTTAGGAATTAGCTTGTCAGTAGAATCAGTTACAAATGTTACTGAATACTTCAACAAGTCATAAGGAATACCAGGACCTGTATATGCAGCAGGAGTCTCTGAGCTTTCTACCCATGAATAAACTGCAACATCACTACCGGGGAATACTTCACCCCAATGCTTGCTGTTGTAAACTACATCGTCTTGGTGGTAGTTTAAGAACTTGACGTTGCTAATATCAAACCAAATCTTACCAAGTTGAGTGCTATTCCAAACTAAGTTACCTGTAGTAGCACCCAAACTGTTGTAAGATGCAGGGTCGTTTGATGCAATGTAATCCAAGTTAGATTGTACTGCACCTAGCAACTTACCTTGTAATGGATCGATATAATCCAAACTCATTTCAGTGACACCTGTCAAGTTGTCGAATAGTTGGACTTTGTTAATCTTATCTATGTTTACTACTTGGTCAGAAGTTCTGTGTACAGACCAGTTTGGTTTACCTGTATAGTTTCTATAAATTGTTACTTTACCTGTAGACGATACTGCGTTTGGTGCACCAACAATCAATGTATTGTTATTGAAAGCTAGGGAAGCACCATATCTTGGGTTTTTATCAGTTGTTGGAGTAGCGTTGCAAGATTGTGAGTATACATACTTGCCTATGTTATCCAATGCTTCGTCATATGAATCGATGTAATCGTACATGTACACTGCACCTGCATTGTTGTAACGCTCTTCCCAAACAGTAAGGTTGTTATCCAACACAGTATCATTGTGTACGTTATCATCGTCACTAAAATCAAATTTTGTATTGACATAGCTAGAAGCTGTTGGAGCACCAACAACAAATGAGTTCTCGTTACTGAATGCAATCGTCTCACCGAACGATGAGTTATGCTCAGGGTGAGGGCAATAGATTGTTTGAGATTTAGGATATGCAACAAAGCCCATCATAGTTAAATAATTACCGTTGAACACGCTAATACTTAACTTATTGAAGCTAGGAGCCAATGACATGTCACGCAATCTAATTATCAAACGACCACTAGTTTCATACGCAAATATGTTTGTAATGTTTTGTTTGTTAATTTCGTTAGCGATGTTTACTGCTGTTCCCAATGGAGCCAACACTTGTGTGTTTGATGCGCTGTATGTACCTGTGCCTGAGAATGGGTATGAAGTTAATACACCTTGGCTGTCATATGCTTTAAATTCTAATTCACCTGTAGTTCTGTTAACTACATAAACAGAATTTTCAGTTTGCCCAGTAGAAGCATTACGGAAACCAACTACACCTGATTCAGGTAGCAATGCTGCTTCATCTATAGAAATAAATGCAGATGTAGAACCTGACTGTACGGTTGATAGCAATGCGCATTCGTTCAACAAGTTAACACGGAAACCGTTAATCAACATGTAAGTTGGCTCAATCAATGCAGCAGGGATAGTACCAACGAGTGCACCATAACGTTTACCTGCATCAGTAAATCGATATACTGCGCCTTCGGCTGAACCTATAACTGCATTAGGTGCACCTACGATAATTTCACTGCCCTCAGTGTTACATGCAATAGCTTTACCAAATTGCTGATTAGAGTACATATCAGAAACATCTTCATTAATGAATGTTCCAGATAAAACCATATTATCGCTGTCGATTCTAACTAAGTCGCCGGCTACCATTTTCAAGTCACCGATGATAATCGCATTCAATACGATAACATATTGATTTGTTTTTAGAAGTTTATTGTTGACATAAACTTTTGATGAGATTGAAGGGTACCAAGGTAATCTTGCAACATAGAATGAACCTTGTGCTTGATCCTTGTCAACTTCCCAAGTCTCTGATAGTTTGTCGTAAGCGTAGAATTGACCAGTGCTTGTTAATGAGCCACTGTATGAATGGTTAGGCGCAGTAACGAATAGTTTAGAACCGTCATAGTTTGTTGCTAATGCTGCGCCGTAGTTATCACCGTATGTCCATGCGATACCATCAGGAGCAATTACTTCAGTCAACTCGTAGTTGATAGATGCAATGTAAATTTCAGTATCAGCAGAAATACTGTGAGTAAATTCATCAGTAGTATAGAACGTTGTAATGTTAGTTGCAGAATCATACAAACCAGTAATCACTGTGTAAATTGCATCATCACTAAATGTTACTTTATAGACTGATGTTCCAGTAGTAATCGCAGAGAATGTTGGGTTTTCCCAGTATGCCGGTTGCTCATCGACATAGAACAACGTCACGTTGTTCACTGTGTCGTATGATGACATTACGATATTGAACAATCTGTTCTTCTCTACGTTTTCGTCAGTGAATGTTACCACGTCCCCGTTTGCCAATACACTTCTCTTATCACCGGCAAGTTTAAATGCAGGTCTAGAACCAGTGAATGCATCAGTTTGTGTTGCTGAGAAATCCGCAGAAAGAATACCAACATTGCTGTACGATGTTACGAATGTGATACGTTGACCTTCTTTGATTTTAGATACAACGTTTCCAGAACACTTAAATTCTTTCTTGTAGACTTCAGTGCCCTCACTTAGCAATACACCTGAGCTAGTCTTTAACAATTCTTTTTCACGACTAAACAAGAAAACTGCTTCGCTTGCTTCATCTTTAATTGTAGCGTAGATGTACTGGCTATTACCAGACACCGCTAAGGCTGTTCCCATGAAACCACCTGCTACATTAATAGTTTGCTCTAGTACCGGAACTGATTGAGTTGTCGGTAAACGATAAACATACAAAGTACTCAACTCTGCGCTTGGGGCAGAGACTACCATAATCTCATCAGTGTGAGTAATTACAGCACCGAAACCTGTGTTAGGTTTAGTGATAGTTGACTTCTTAATGTATCTGCCATCATCGTTCAACGAGATATACTGATGCATCTGTCCATATTCACTGTCGCCAGCGAAATATCCAAATCCAGGAATATAGTCTACTGCACTACCTAGTGACTCAGAATAGAACCCTTCAGTAAGTTGACCGATAACATAGTTGTTACGTTTGTTGTACACTGACCAGCTGCCGTCCTTAGATTGGTCGACCCAAACTTTAGTAGAATCATACTCTGTATTCATCAACGGTAGATTAGGAATATCTCTAGGAGTGTTTACTCGTTGGCTTTGCAACAAGTACGCAAGACCTGTTCCTGTCACACTTGTAACACTGACTGATAGATTCAATTCAACTACAACTGAAGATAGAGTAGGAACTGCTAGTACAGAATGGAAGCCGTTAATATCTGCGTTGAAGTTAATTACTCCGAACGATTGACCCTCTAACAATCCGTGTGGTTTTTCGAATGTTATGTTGACAGTGCCGTTTAAGTTATTAGTAACTAAGGTCACAGGTGCATCAATCGCAACTGGGGTATATACATCCCACTTGTTCTTATTGTTAGCTACCCAAATGTAATCGTTGCGATAAACCGCTCCGATACCCGCATCACTTAAATCATTGATAGTATAGCCCAACTCAATTACGTCATCGAGGTTAACATATCCAGCGCTTGGGAGTATCTCACTTGCAGTAGAGTCAAGTTGAGGTAAAATATTTTCAGTGTTTAATGTTCTACCGTAGTTAGATGCGTGGTTCAACGGAACCATTTGCTGTGCACCAACGACTGCCTCGTTCTTGATAATACTTACAATAGATGGATTACCGGTTAGTTTGTTTTCATCAACACTAAACTGCACAAAGTTTTGATTCAATGTGCCACCGAATTCAGAATTCTTAATAGCCCAGTTTTCATGTGCAGTATAGTTTACAGTGTCAGCTTTTAAGTTGATACCTTGCAAACCTTCTACTGCACTTACTGTTCCCTTATTACTAATCATCTCAGTGTACAGGTTAACTTGTGAGGCGTCATCCAAGTCTGCACCAGACAAGTAATCTCTTGGACGATATCCAATCAATGAGAAGCTCAACAAGTCGGCGTCGTTCGCAAGGTTAGCTCTATTCTTATCATAGAAGTACAATGATTCGGCTGAACGTGTGCTTGCGTTAGGAATCATTCGCTGTTGAACCATCTCATAGCTTGTCTTTAACCAGTCACTATAGTTGAAAACAACTGAAGGTTGAATGACCGTAACGTTTGCCATGTAGTATTCATTTTTAAATTTAACTACAGTACCTTTTGCATATTTTTCGTTTGGAACCCAATCTTTGATATTATCTTGGCTCAATAAGAAACCACCAGTATCAACTAAACCTTTCCATTCGGCTGTCTTTGTTCCACGAACATACAAACGTTGCTGACGCAATGCTGTCACTGGATTATAAATCAAATCGCTGAAAACAGTTTCATTGTCAAAGATTACAACATGCTCAATGGTGCTAATTGTTCCGTTGAAATAACTCAACGCATCACCTGAGTTCAAACCCTTAACGCTAAACTCAGTTCCATTACGATATATTGACAAGTCATTTAGTTGGATTGGAATCAAGTTCTGATTCAAGACAAAGTTTTGTTTCTGTAACGTAAGTGACTGAACAATCGCATCTTCTCTGTTAATCTTGATGATGTTTGCAGAAGGGTTAACGTTAACAGTGCTTCCTACTTCCCAACCAGATTGAGCCCAGTATAAAACTTCTGATAACATTTGATCCCAAGTTAACTCGGTGCCGTTCTCAATGTCATCGAATATCATTCCCTGAGAAGCTAAGAATAAGCCATACCCTTTGATGAATTCCATCAAGTGTTGTAGGGTAGTGAATTCAGTGCCATATGGAACTTTAGATTGTCTGTCATAGAATGTCTTTGCTACATTGACTGAAACAGAGTTAACTGTAATTTGGTCGTACAAACCTGAGATAGCAGTGAATACTCTAAAGTACGCTTTAGATTGTTTGTTACCGTAGACTGCATAACCTGCAGCGGTCTTTTGCACAATAATCGAACTGTATACGATTGCTTCTGTAGGCTGGTTGTTATGCAACAAGATAGAATAGCTCTCGTCGGGAATCAACATTGCACCTGACGTTGTAGTTGAACTGTTTTCCATGTAGAATCTAATCATGTCTTTATCAGTAAAACCAGAAACTCTATAAGTCAATCGTACATCGGTGTTAGAGAAGATTTTAGTAATTTCTTCAGTGCCGTCGATTCCAAATTGTGTAGCATAATCAACAATCCAGTTTAGATACCCGTGTTTCGCAGTAGTAGAATCAGTACCGTAGATTGTCATATCTGACGGTTGTTTTCTAGCACGGTCATTTGACAAGTATTGATTGAATTCTTCGTTGTAGTAATAGTTGTCAACGTCAGCACACAATGCAAAGAACTTTGCTGGGCGAGTCAATGCTAACAAGTGCATCATGTCAAACGGCCATGTGCTACTCTTTAAGTAGGCATATTCACCAGGACCAAAGTCTCCGGTTTTCCATGGACTGTTGAACTTACCAGGCTCATATAACGAGATGCAAGATGTGAACGGTGACACTAGGTTACCGTTAGAGTCAACTGGAAGAATGTCCAATAACTTATCGCGGATTCTAGTCTGGTTGATATACGAATCGCCGTTATTCCAAACGTATCCTTTACTGATATCAGTCCACATGACTAAGTTATCAGATGTGTATGGAGCTGCACCGTAATGACTCTCCCACCATGATGGTTTATTTACAAGCCCTAGCATTTCCCATGGTGTAGCGTGTGGTGAAACTGTATCATACAACCACAAGTAAACACCGCGCCAGTTACCCGGCTCGATAAGCTCTCCGGATAACTTGAATGTAGAACCTGAATAGTTCCAAGTGTATTCATTAGAAGAAATATATACCTGAGTGGTGTAGTCAATTCTGTTTTGACCTACCCAATTAATAAACTGAGTTTCGTAGATTTCTTTATGTTGCTGGTATGTTAACCCAACATCTCTGAAGTAGCCAGGTAGTACCTCGCCAACCGTCAATGGAATAGGCGAAGAGATTTTCAAGTTATTGTAAACTCTCTTTTCAAACTCTAGCACTAAACGGTCTCTAGCATCAACTAAGTAACCGTCAACTACGTCACCGTACAATTTAAACAACGATCCGTCGTGACCTTTAATGAAGTTCGATGGTGTGTTGTATGTGTCGTCATAAACTACTTCAGGTACGAACGCAGGGTACAGACCTAACTTAGTAGGTGTATTAGGAATAAAGCTACCAAATGTCTGGTCGTATTCATTGATAAGAATAACATCATTCGGCAGTAGTTCGATTTGCAATTCAACCTGTGCTTCTGTCTCTGATACGATATAATCAATACCACGAATCAGCTGGACTGTTGAGATTACATTATTGACAGTTCTAGTCAAATATACTAGTACACTAGAGTAGTTTGCAGATTTGAAGTCGTATGTTTTTGTAAGTAGGTAACTTGCTTTTTTAACTTTATTAGTTGTCTTGTGTGTTGTAGATTTTAGAATGCGTCTTGCAGGAAGCATGTCGGACCAAAAGAAACTATTTGTTTCTGTCTTTGGTTCAGCGATGATAGCGATAACCTCATCCAATAATAGTGCATCAGTTTGAATATAGTCAAAATCGTTATTGACTAGTGTGCTCACTAACAAGTTTTTATATTTTACATACTCATCACTGTTAAACTTCAATGAACTAAAGAAGTTAATATTGTTGTTTTGTAAGAAAGAAGCCGCGACTGGTAGAGGCGCACTGTTCTGTATGATGCGAGTGCCGTACGGTGTTAGGTCACCTAAATCACGATAGTTGTTAGGACCAAATGCGTTACCAACAAGCAAAGGTGCATTGTTGAAAATACTCTTATAGTGACCGCGCACTTCACCTAAACTCAGTGATGTGATTGGTTTGTTATAAGGATTATGGTCTAAGTTAACCGGAATTTGATAGTAGCCTGCTTGACTTGTCTGGTCACTGTAAACCATAACTGTCACAGGTGTTCCTACTGCTGGAACAGTTGTCAATGTTATAATAGTTGTATTGTCAGTAGTCGAGACGGTGTAAGAGTCAGTACCAACTCTTGCGTTGTCTACGTACACTACTAATGTAGGCCATTTCGTATCTAGTTGGTCTTTTACTTTTACATCACATGTAAACTTTGGAGAGTACGGTGTTCCAGTATACGTAAAATTCAAAATTTGATACTGGAAGCTTTCTTCAATTGCAGGTACCCAACCTAGTAAGCGAGTGTAACTATCATTTGTTTTCTGTGTGTATACATATCCAATTGAAACAGGTGAAGTTACAGATTGGTTATTTAAACTATAGTGGAATTCGCTATTGTTCAATGATACATTGAATAATATATCGCCGATATTTTCTGCTGAATTGTATTTGACTGGAAAGCCCAAGACTACATCATCTGGTCCAGTACCACTTGCATATTCAAACAGTGTAGTACCTGCGAAGTCTGAACCAGGATAAAAATCAAAGTCAGCCAAGCTATGACCGTTAGCATCAAACAAGTCAAACAATGGGGGTTGGTTTACACGAGTCTTTTGCTGTGCATGTACCCAAGTAGAACCGTCGAAATAGAAAGTTTTTCCACCATTAGTCTCACCCGAAATTACTGTAACTTGATCCAGATAAGTAATATCTTTACCGTCATCAGCTACGCTCAATGTAGCTTCCATGTTTGTTTTAAAGAAAGATACTGTTGGAATTGGGATAGTATCACCGGTTACATAGTTAATAGGAAGATCCCAGCTACCGATGATTCCGTTTGGATACAACAATGTAATACTTGTAGTAGTAGATGCTACCACTTTATGAGTCCCGTTGAATGAGTTGTTCAAGTTATTGTATACAGTGAATAACTTATTGATAGGGAACGCTGTGCTTCTTGGATCGATTTGATATGTAACTAAAGCAGAGCCGTCATCTTTAACTTCAACTGAACATGAATTAATTTCAACCGTAGCAGTTTGAATAGTGTCAGTAATTTTTACAACATAGATTTTGTTTCTTACGTTTATATCGCTGTCACCTGCAAAAATTACTCTTGCGCCGTCATACAAATATGATGAGTCACCGTCAGGTGTGTAATTCAAACTACCACCTACGTTATTCAAACCATCAGTCTGTGTTAAGTTGATGTAAGAGACTGCACGTTTTGCAGTCACGCCGGAATTTAGAAGTCGCAAATCAGGATAGAATTCAATGATTGGGCGCTTAGCCATTGATTCAGGGTTACCTAAGGCTTTTCTTACTTCATTTGATAATGGTGAGTGTTCTAGGACTGTTTTCAAAACGTCTGCATGGAACCAACGGTTACTACGTGACCATGCATTTTTGTTTGTTGCATTTCTAGAAATAGTGATGTAGTCTTTGTCCTTTGGATAGAAGGCAGTGTCACCGAACGACAAGATATCATAATATTGACCATCGAACGGTGAGTCTTCAGGTTGGCTATATGATTCTGGAACTAGCATATCAGCAGTAGACACTAAGCTGATACTAGAACCTACACCTTCAACATAATATGTACCATTTTCGTATTCTTTAGGGAATACGTTTCCTGCGAATTGGACACACAAGCCGTTAGTGAATACGATATCATTAGGGCTAACATATGTTTTCTTTCCTAGAATATCATTAACGTTGATGATTGTGCTGTCGATGTAATCTACAATTTTAATTTTGCCTAGCTTATCTTCATTGACGCCGTCACGGTAATAGAGCAAGTCTAAACTCGCAGTTAAGATAGGAATAAGAATGATTTCACCGTATGAGTTCTTAACGAACATTCTGCCAGAATATTGATTTCCCAACTGAACGTTGATGTTTTCATTATTAGGGATAGTTGCATCTTCTTGCAATTCCATAAAGAATCCATCTTCGGCTGAACCTACATAGTTGATTTTATAAAATTTAGTGTTTGTTTGTGTAGCTGTTTGATTTTCATAAGGTGTTTCATCGAACGCATTACCCTGAGTATCGAACATTTCAATTGCATAGTTAGGTTTACCAGGAATAGAATTAACAAACACAACTGTCTTGCCATTCAAGTCAGTGACACCGTCAATAGACACTGACCCTGCAGGTTTATTATGAATATCATTGAAAGATAATGATGTAGCCAAGTCTACAGGATTGTAACCAGTGAATACCCAGTCATCTTGCTCTTGCGCCTGTGGAACTGTGAACTTGATTGTCCCTGTCTTTGCTCCGTTATTCTCTACACCGTAGATTTCACGCAAGCTAAGATTAGTCTTAGACGGGTACACACCTGAAATGTCAGGCATAGTTTGTAGATAAAACGGTGTGTCTTGGTCTACAACAAAGTAATATTCACCACCACGAACTAATGTAATTTCAGGGTTATTCTCGCCAACTTTGACTGTCTTTGCACTGAAGTTATAAGCTAATGGGCTTGAATTTACTACATACACCATTCTCTTATTCAACGTAACGTTGGTAACAGTCAATGGTTCTGGACCCATAGGTAACCAGTAGTACTGGCTATAGTTTACTAGTTTATCTAAATCAACAAAACTATCCCATGAGTAGAATTGATTACTAAACAACTTAGACTGGTTGGTAGTGTTGCTTCCAGCAATCGTCAATGCATCGATAATCTCAGGATAAGAAATTAAACTAACAGGTGTGCTAGAATCTTTCTGTTTAAAAATAACCGAAGGCTCTAGTTGGTAATTTGAACGATTTGAGTTCGGTTCAACTAAGTATGCATCGGATGAGTTAACTCCGTAACCAAATTTACTTCCAATAAAACCCTGCACTTTAGCGAGGTTTGGCTGTTGCGTTAGTTGGTCTAACGTTGCAGATAAAAATTGTTCGTTTACTTTGGTCTTGAAGATTTCTGGCAAGAAATCAAGTGTTCTAACTCTAGTTGTCATTATTATATTTACCTATAAATTATCTTGATGGTTGTAGTTCTGCAGGAGTTAGTGCAGAGATTACAAGAATATCAGATGCTTGTGCAGCATTAACAAAAATCTCATAAGGGGCGCTGTTAATTTCATACAAGTCCCCGAATGTTAGTGACGGATCATTCGGTACTAAAACCGCAGAATTAATCAAATCACCTAGTGTTGAGTGTAGGTATGCACTCAACTCACTGAAATAAAATTTATCACCGAAGTCCCAATTATCGATGTTGAAGTATACGTCTAACTCACGCAAAATGGCAGACTTAATTTCACTGTCGCTTGCGTTTGTTGTACTTGATTTAATCACTTTAATAGTTGCTCTAAGTTTTGATTCAGCTTTCGATCCAAACAAAGGCTTGAATCTTACACTATTTAATACCAAACTATCCGACAACATTTTATGGTCGTTTACCTTGTCGTACGCCTGTGCCAATTCACTCATTGTTGGTTTAGTAGGTTCTTGTACTGTACCAGTTGTGTCTAGTAACCAATTACGATATTGTGCATGATAGTTTTGAGTTAAGATGTACAAATCAATGATGTTCGAAGTTGCAGGGTCAATTCTGTTAGTGTCACTTGAAATATGCTTGTATTGGAAATACAACCCTTGGCGACCAATCTTTGCAGTAAAGTTGCTGAGTAACTGTAAGTTTACTATCGTTGCAGATGTGGTGTCATTTACTGATTGATAGAATTTATCCTCAAGTACAGCATAGAAAATCTGACCGACTGGGTACTCATACTTAACGATGCCGATATCAGCTTGTGTTCCATAGTTATAGATAACGTCAGTTGATGGTACTAATTCAATTCTAGTAAGCATGTTCACATCAGTTACAATTTTAAAGAACGTGAAGTGTAGAAGGTTTCTAGTATTTGATTGGTAACCTGTAATTTCATAGAAAAAGTCAGGAGTCTTATAGGTACCTGATTTGAACAAGTCCTGTGAACTTACTTCAACGCTGAAATCGTCAACGTAACCATCTGACTCAATGGTCTGACCAACAACATCTAATTTGATATCGTTTGTTAATGGGTTATTAGAGCTAAACTTTGAGTTACACTTCAATACAGTAATACTATCTTTCATTAACTTTCCAGTTATTGGATCGTACACTATCTTGTCGCGGTCAAATGCGAAACGAATATCAGAAACACTACCAAAGTAATACGCCAATGACCTGTAAGACACTACGTACTTTCCATACCCGATACCTCTGAAGCGTACAAAATACGATTGATTATCATACGTAGAGGTTGACCAACGTTCTTGGTTAGCTAACAATACATTATTAAACACCAATGTGAAATCTTGTGATAAGGTTATCTTAGTAATAATTTCTTGAATCAATTCAGTACTAAACACGTTAGTGAAAGATGGTAGTACTTGAGCTAGGATCGCTCCATCAGGGATGCTGTTAGTCAATGCGATTGGACCTGTTCCGTTAGTCAAGTTGCCCAATCCATTGTTACTACCGTCACCGGTCACAGATGCAACGCTAGTCCACATATGAGTTACATCGTTAGGTCCTGGTAAGCCAGATACTAAACGCTCATTTACAAAATACTTACCTGATGGTGCTGTGAATTTTAACATTGCTCCGGCAGTAATATACTTTGTATTGCCGGATACGAACACGCCAATTGGCAACGGTGTGCCACTAGCATTTTGAAAATACCCAGTACTCTCGGCAGCAGTATAAGCTGTCTGATTCCAATAGGTTAAGTTTTCAGTATTTTCTGACACTGCATAACGAGTGTATGCCTGTGAATAATATTGGTAAGCTCTATTGCCATTAAGCTGACTTGCCAACGTTTCAGTTAAGAAGTTAACAATGTCATTAGTAGTCGATGCAGTGAATACTACATAACCATCGTTGATGTCCTGATACAAACCACCGTCGTCTGCAAAATCATTTGTGCTTGAGTACTTTGCACTAGGATCAAGTAAGTCTAAGTGACGGCTTACACCGACACTACTTCTGTTAACTGCCTTAGATTTGATAATAGAACTGTACAATGTGAACGGGAAGTTGTTATAATCTTCACCGTTTACCATACGATTCTGTGTGTAAAAACGTTGAGGTGCACGTTGCTTAATGTTTGCTAATGATTCACGTGATTGTGCTGTAGCAGAAGGTACAGTTAACGCAAGAGTTAACGTTAATGTCTCGACTCTTCCTATTTTACTAACATATGGAATAGCAATAGTTGTACCTTGCATTTCACTAGGATCAATGACGTAGCTTAACGAATTGCTAGAACGAATAAAAGCAGAGTATGAGCCTAATGGCATGTCACCGAATACACCGTCACCGAAATTATAAGTAATTTGGTCGTTGTATCTTGTAGACACGCTGAAAATGTTTTTGTTTTTGTTAGTCGCAGCGTTAGCATAAATGCTTTCAACTTGCTCCCAAGCAGTGTATTCACCGGTAACTGGATCAAGTTTATACAACCATGTATCATCGTTGTTGATACCCTGAACATTAATATCGATGGTATTGTTAGACAATTGTGTTTCTACATTGAAATTATAATTCTGTAGAACACCTTGCTTGAAGTACATAAAGAACCCAGTGTTAGCACTGCTGTAGCCTAATTTATCATTTCGGTACAAGATATTAAACACATCACTGATGCCAGGTGAGAGTTCGTATAGATAATCTTTACCTATACTTGAAACGCTTACACCCTCAAAGTTCATGCTAGTTCCGTCAACAGTTGCGCTAAACGGAATTACTGGCATTGAGCCTGTAGGTAAATTGATACTGTACTCGTCAGTTTTAATTTCTAATAAGTTAGCAGAATGTCCTGGACGACCAATACGTTGCCCATCTACAATAGCAGCGTTTAAAATTGTGTTGAATTGCTCTTGCCAATCTACGTTAGCAGGGTCATTCCATAACACCGTAACGTTGTTCAATGGGTAGTTGTTGATATCTTTAATTTGCTCAGATGTAGAGATAGCGACTAGCTTCAAGAATCCTTGTCCAGAGATATTGCGCTTAGGAGTATAGCCTACTAAGTTGGCTAACTTTACTACAGAGTCTCGGCGTTCTGCTGTGTCAATAAAATTTTCACGGGTATTCAAGTCATTACGGAAAGCCAATGCTTGACCCATAAATGACATAACATCTAATAACGCAACATATTCACTGGACTCAACGTAATCGTTAAATGTTTCAGGGTAATTTGTGCGAAGGTAATCTACCATCGTTTTACGGATTGTTTCGTAATCGTAACTTTGCAAATCTGCTTGACTATAATTTTTATAGATAGATTTCCAGTCATTTACGCCGAAAACTGATGATTGTCTTGAACTTGTAGCCATAGATAAACGCTCTCTTTTATGTATTTATCATACAAAAAAGAGTGGTTTTTGCTTATTGACTGTAGACTGTGCTAGTTTCTTGGTCGAACATTAATTCGAGAGAGAACAGGTTATCGAAAGGATTGATAGAAATTTGAATCTCAGCAAGAATACCGTTACCCGTAGGATATGCATTTACTGAATGAAGTTGAATTCTAGGATCCAACTCTGCCATACGTTGAAGTTCTTCTTCAAGTAAAGTCTGGGTTTGTAAGTCATTTGGCTCGAAGATGAAACCCCATAAGGTAGTCCCGTACATGGGGTTTCCTGGCTTTTGACCCTGAGGGATGTTTAGTGCGTTGATGAAATCTTGCAACACTAATTGCTCATTGGTCAATCTAAATTTCTTACCTGCAGGAGTCGGGGTGTTGAGTGACCCGGTCACTGTTGTGATCCCGCGTTGTTCTTGCGGAGTTTTCATCTTTTCCGCATATTGAGTATTAAAGCCGATATATGTTGCCATAATGATATTTATCTTATGCTACTTTGTCCATATCAGCAATTGCTTGCTTCCACTCTGCAAACGCAGCCGCTGTAGCAGGGTCAATTCTACTACCAGTTTTAGCCAATGATTTTTCGTACACCTCTTGTGCTGCAAGTGCTTTGTCTGAGGCTGCTGTTCTAGCTCTTGATATTCTAAGCATCTCCGAAGCATCAGTTGGGGGAGCAGACTCACCTAACTTCAATGCCGGAATCTTAGGATCACCTAGCAGTTGTTTGCTCAATGCAGCAACACCGGAAACATCAGAGCCTCCAGGTGCAATTGTAGGCAATTTAAAGTCTGAGCCGCCGCCAGCACCAAGTGATGCAATAGATGCTTGCAATTTTGTTGCCATCGAAGGGTCTAGTCCTGAAGCTGCAAGACCTATCAATCCACCTTGTTTTGACAATACATTCTTTACGTTAGATATTAATCCTGGAGTAATACCTTTAGCAACAGAACCTAATACATTGTTAACAGTTGAACTTAGTCCTGACATTCCCGGAACAGAATTAGATGTAGATGTAGCAGATTTAATAGAATCAACCATACCAGAAGAAGATACTTCTACTGCCTTCATAGTATCTTCTAACTTGAATACTGGAACTGACCCTGATAGTTTTGTTGCGTCATTCAACAATCCACTACCTGTACTAGACGAGACTGCACCGGCGAGTGAACTTCCCATTGACTTTGCTCCATCTATTAGACTTGAAATACCAGAAGATGCCGAAGAAGTTGCTTTGTTAAGCAAACTAGACAACGATGAAGAATCTGGAGCTGCTGCTTTAGCCGCAGAGGCTAAATCTGGTTTGTCAACTTTTAGTTTTTCTTCAGTCAAGCTGATGGGCACACCTGCTTTAAATTCTTTAAACTTAGAAGTAACTGACGCAAACGCAGCCTCGGCACTTCCTTTTGCACTATCTAGGCTTGTAGGCAATCCAAGACCACCGAGAGCTTTATCTGCTAATCCAGATGCAAAATTTCCACCTGAGATTAAATCACCGACTGAACCACCTAGTGGATTTGGAATCTTACTAGCATTCAAACCCAATGACGATGCAGCACTTGTGAGTCCACCGAGTGAGGCAGCACCGGTTAAACTACTCATAGAAGGTAACGAGTTCTTTACAAAATCAACTGTAGAAGTAATTCCTTTAGTAGCTGCACTTAGTATCAAACCACCAGTCTTCATAGGACTTTCGTTAGGTCCAATTATGTTTGCTTGCTTCAATGCTGCTTCGCCTTTTGCTAAACAAGTAGCTAAGACGCCAGTCTGTGCAGTTTTACTGTTGACCAAATCAGATAAGTTATTAACTCCGTCTTTACCTGTGAAGAAATTAGCTGGCATTGCTTGTTCCAGTGACTTACCAGAATCTAATGCTTTCTGAATTGCGTTTTCTGTTCCAGGTTTTATGCATCCTGAATCAGCTAATTGGTTCGGCGTGATTGCAAGTGGACCAATAGATGCAACCTTTTTACCATCTTCACCTTGAACTACACCCACAGTAGATGCGACTGCTTCCTTAGATGCACCTGTCGCAGCGTTAACTGCCGTCTGTGATACCAATGCAGTTGTTGTGTTTTTATCTAATGTATTAGAAGCTGCTGCCATAGGAGGCACTGTCGCAGTAAGTGTCGGTGATGTTTGTACAGGTGGTGCTGAGGGTGCAGCAGCTGCCGCAGCCGTAGAAGAAGCAGACGGTGGAGATGGAAAGTTTGCTGAGGCATTCAAGTTTACTTTTACGTCTACCCCTTGACCAGCTGCTTCCCAAGGTGAGTGTGCTGGTGCACGGCTCGTGATACTTTCTAGTTTACCGGGTGCTGATGCATAACCCTTTTTAGCGTCATACAACGTATCTGTATGTTTGTTTTTCTTAAACGTATTAACTGCTTCAGGTGTGATAGACATGGAGCCAGTGTTAAGATTAACATTAGGACCACCGTTAATATAAACAGTGCCTCCCGATTTTAATCCAGCATTACCTGCTGCATCCATGGCTAGTTGCCCGTCAACTTTGTTAGTATGGTTCCCCTTAGTGTGTTGCTTGAACGCAGTGCCCACTAATTGTGAAGTTTCCTTCACGCTTTCCATTCTGATGTTTTCAGCACGGATCTTTAATTCTTTTTCAACATGAATGTTCATGTTGTTGTCTGCGTGTAAATTCAAATCTCCGTGTGTTCTCACGTTGATTGAGTTTGTCGAGTACATATCAATAGTACCAGCTTTGCCTAATTCTACGTAACTCTGCCCGCTTGAATGTACGATGAATAATGTGTCAGCACTATCGCTCATCATAATCATATGACCAGTCGCAGTGCGAAGTCGAACTAACTGGTCTCTACCTTCTAAGTCACCATCATCCATAACAAAGCTATGTCCACCAACACGACCTGTCACTTTAAAGTTTTTATCAGGTACCGACGGATTCTTAATTGCTGCTGAAATTGTGCTGTCAGAATATCCACCTTCATAAATTGGGCGACCCGGTGTAGACATACCGAATACACGGCTAGGTGTCTCTCTTGTGCTACTTGAACCGATAGTACCTCTATCAGGATCACGAATCAATCCTTGCTTACTTAAAATTGCAGCCTGATAACTATGTACAGGTCTAGGTTGCAATGACAGTGTTGGGCTATCACTTTGACCTTCATTTGCGTTGTTGTATTCAGCAACTGGAAGACGAGTTGCACCACCGTAACTGCCAGCTTCGCCTGCGTTTGCGATGATGTTATCACTTGACCCGATTGCAGGAACCATATGGTTGATGCCAGGCTTTACAATAGAACCAATGTAGTATCCAAAGTTTGAGTCACCGTTCTCGAAAATACACATTACTTCTGTGCCGATATCAGGTGGGGTAGCCCAGAATCCATAACTGTTTGGGTTACCCATATATGTGCCGTTAGCATCTTTGCTACCAGTGTTCGGGGTGTATCCGAAGAAAGGACTCAAGTAACTAACAGATACCCAGCTTGCAGGATCATCAGGGTTGTTGCCTTTGAACTTGTTAATATAAACTTTAATTTTGCCAGAGTGAGTAGGATCGATGTTAGATTTAACAATGCCGGTCACCGGGGTGCTTAATAAGTTAGATTTTCCTTTATTGTCAGAAAAATCTTTCGAGGTACCTTTTACTCTTGTGTCATTATCGCTCATTTATTACCAACCGTTCTTGTCTTATTCGTATTATCAGATGCACGAGGTGCTCCGCGTCCTCGAAACACAGGAGGTTCACGAGAAGCATCGCCAGAACTTCCTGATGAGAAACTTTGTATATTACCCATTGGGTCATATGAATTATCATCTTCTGCACCTTGTGCAGGTTTGATAAGTTTATTATCAATTTTTCTAATGTCTGCTTGTGTCGGAGTAGACTTAGCTGAAGAATTACCTCTAGCAGGAGTTTGTTCACGTTGCTCAACAGTTTCTTGTGTTTTCAAGAAAGGGGGCAATGACATGTCGATAAATTCTTGGGTGAATGAACCCTTTGAGAACTTACTTTTAACAACAGTTAACATGTGAATCATTCTACCTTCTGTTCTTCTTTTAAGGTCAGGGGCGTAGTCCCAGAAAGATATTTCATGGTCAGGAGTCATTAAACCATTTTCATGGTTGAAATCGTGTACTTGATTAAAATCTATCTCAATGAACACTTGACCTGTGTTTGGGTTAATAGGGGCATCCTCTGTCTTGTCAAGACCTGCAACCATTTTATATGATCCAGTAGGACCTGTCATTAGAAAATCAGGGTCGCCTATGATTGATACTGAGGCATGTACTTGGTCGCCTGGCGTGAGTAGCCACGTTTTCAATGAAGATACTTCTTCATATGTCCCTGGCATTTTTCCAGTAGTGTCACCGCCTGCTGAGGTCATAGCCTTTCGAGGAGCAGGATCATTAGGGTCTGCATTCTTCGCTGCTTGACCATACAAGCTGTGAATATTATTGTACAAGTTATCGTATTTTATGTTGTACGATAATATGCCCTCGTTCTTACCTGTATACCAATAATTATAAATTTTACTAGGTCCAGGATAAATGTCTTTGTTTGGAATATTAGAAGACCTCACATATGGAATCGCATACTTAGTGATGACGTATGTAATCTTGTACGCATACGTTTTTCTTTTCTCATCGAAACCCAAAGTCTCTCTCACAGGAGTAATGTTAAACCATGTAAGTACTTTAGGGCTGGGGTTAGTTGCATAATTCTTATCGTTCTCTAACACTGTTTGAGTTTGTTCATCATTAATGATGTTCAAGCAATCACTAATGTATGTACTTTGACTAATTATATTTTCAACAACTTGAACAATCGGAGTGTTTGCATTGATTTGAATCTCACGTTTCATCTTAGAAACGGTAGTTCCTTTTCCACTCTCTGCTGCTCTTACTGTTACGTTCAATGCACCCGGTACACCCACGATAGGTGTTTGTGCAGGTGAATATTGATTTTTGTCAACAATCGCAGCGGCTTCTATTTCTGAAAAATCCTCGAACTTGAATCCAATCTCATCAGCAAGGTCTTGAATACGATTCTCACCAGTAGACTTTGCCTTTTCTTTAGCATTGATGATGCCAGCTAAACTAGTAGGTCCAGTATTTAAGATTTCTCCCACTGTGGATCCAGATATTGCCACTTGTTCACCAACTGAGCCGGTGATACCACCGATACCAATTTGCATACCAGCAGCTTTAGCTGTAACTTGGTATGTTGTCATTTTCTGGTCTAAGCGTGTTGACATTGTTTGAATGATAACTGGAAATGCTCTCTCAAATGCAGCAGTATCATCCGTCTTGTTCATAGCATACTTACCTGCAGTGGGAACAGTCATCAGTTCACCCTTCTCATCATATCCATAGAATCGGATCACTAACAGATAACGTTCAGATAACGCTTCCATAGGATGTTGTACGCTTCGTTTCATGGATGTTTTTTCTTGCATCTTGTGAACTGCTCGTACTAGTCTAGATGGGAATGTCATTCCGTAAGGTTCGTAGATTGTGAATTGATATTCGTATGTTGTACCTGAGTAATCAGATGCCTTAGAGTTAACTGCGGTTGTGATAGTTAAATTGTCAATACCAAAATCGTATTCAAAGCCGTCTGCTCTTTTGCTATCTAACTCTGCATTAATACCGCCGCTTTGTGCAATCAATAGCATATCGGTAGTATGCCACACACCGTCTCTGGCATATGAGTTCTCTCCTTCAGGTGTGACCAAGTAAAGACTTAGTTTATAGGTGTAACTACTAAACGCTGATAGAGGGTTGTATGTTCTGTTAAACGCAGGTTTGTTAACTGTTGGGTTGTTTTGAGTTTCTTCTACCGCTGTTTTATTTGCTTTAGCTTTTTCATCGTTAGCTTTGTTCTCTGCAACTTTGTTATCAAGTTTTCTAATGTCGCCTGCTGAAGTGCGCGGACCTGTGATATTTTCTCTTTCTTTTTGCAAAGTAGATAATTTGCCTTCAGCAAGGTCAAGTGCGGTTTGGTCAGATAATTCTTTAGTTTTTAGATTTTTGATTGTTGTGGCGTTTGCCTGATACTTTGGATCAATGTTTGCTATACTTTGTTTAGTAATTCGCAAACTTTCTTTCAACGATGAAATATCTTTTTGTGTGGATGCAATATTAGCATCGATGGTAGTCAGTGATGATGCTTCTGCCATATTACAATCCTAACGCATCTTTTAAGACTTGGATTTCTGGGATGAAAATAACTGTGCCCGCAGTAAAATCAAATAAGGGGTCTTTTAATTTATTAGGGTTTCTTTGAGAGAATACCCACCACAATCTACTATCTTCATACAAATCACTTGCCAATAAATCAGGGCGTAGGTGATACGTTTGTGTAATTTCCCATTCTTGGTCAGTCGAACGAGCAGGGATAGGTCTGTTTACCATTATGTCTAAGAAACTGTTATTGTAAGTTTCTGTCAAATAATAAGGGCTTGTTTTTGTATAACTCATTACCATATACCTCCGCTGTTTCGCTTAGAGCCTTTCAACAGTTCACCTGTTGCATATTTTTGTAGACTGAAATTGTCGCTGATATCTTTGCGAGATACTATCGGGATAACTGTCAGTGAAAGTTGAACTTTAGTAGGGACATACGAAGATTCTTTGTTAGAAAGATAGTTAAACGCTCCAACATTCTTTGTGCCGCCCCCTCTAGATAATTTAGACCCTTTGAGTCTGTCTAAAATAAAATCTATACCTCTCATCGAAGTGTTCTTAGAGAACGTATCATCAGCTGCCTTACCCTGTGAGTAAACAGTACCGGTGTTCGTTCTAATGTAATCTACATCGTTAGGTAAGTTTAGTTGGAAGCCTGTAATGACCAATGGGTGATTATCGAATTGCCATTTACCGAAGCCACTAAGATACAACAACGGAGGAGGAGTACCTGCTCTAGGTGATTTATCTTGTCCGTAGAACATCTTTGTTGCTGACTTGAAAAAATGCATTACAGCTAATAAGTATTTTGCTTCGAATGTGTCTTGGGCAGTAAAATCTGCGATGATAGAAATATCATCAACACTTGAGTTCTGATAAAAATGACTCTTGTAGTTTGTATGTGGGATATCAACTGGATTATAGTTTGCTCTATATGCAGTGTTAATTTGTGGGGTGTATGGGAAAATCACACCCTTCGTTTCTTTTAACGGGAACAAAATATCGTTAGCAGTTGCAACGTTGTACAAATAGTTAGCGTTGGGTGCTAAACTAAGTCTAACTCTCCAATCTTCTGCTTGCTTAAATGTTGGAGGAGGGTCTGGTTGTTTTGCTTTCTGCTGGTCTACACTCTTGGTTGAGTCACCTGCTGCTTGTACTTTACTTGCTGCAGGTTGTTCCGGGTTTCCAGCCTTGTCAGACTGTTCTTTTAATATGTTCCGTTGGCTTTCTTGGAATTCTCGCAACTGCCCTTCTTCTTCCTGCGACAGTTTTGCATCCTGTGATGCTTCAATAACTTGTTGTTCAGTTGGGGAAGTATCTTCGTTTGCTATTGCATCTTGTCTAGCTTTTTCAAACGGATCTTCTTCGGGGCTAACTTCTTTACTGTCTGATGCTACCACTACCTCAGTGACTTTATTTGCATCAGCGGCTATCTCAACTCTAACAGGATCGCTCAATGATTGTCCAGCTGCGGGAATTTCTGCGCCAAATGGGTCATAAGACGTTGCTGCCGCCGGTGCAGTACCCGAGCTTGTAGTCTCAGCAGTTCCCACATTTCCCGACCCAGTGATTTCAATACGAACAGCAGTCTCACCTGAAGGTAGTGTTACCGTCGGTAGACTGTCGGCAGACGCCGGTTTTGCATACGGGCTTGAAGCGATTGGATTAGTTGCCATTGAGATTATACCTTTACTAAATATATTTATCGCTCAAAAAAACGCCCTTTTTTACTGAAAAGGTTGAATCCTAGATACAAAAGTGTTACAATTCTAGTAACATAATAACGGAGAACTATGTCCCTAATACCCCACAAAAAACCAGTGAACTATCTGAATAATAAAGATATCCTTAAAGAAATTCACACTAGTAAAAATGCCTATTGTTCTTTTCTGTCCCCTGAGGATCACCGATATGACTATATATGTGACATGCCAACAGAGTCGATTGAGAAAAGTCTTGAACACGCACTAACCCCGGAAGCGATTCAACAAGCAAAAGAAACTAGAGCAACAAGATTAAGCCTAGAAGCAGGCGAGAAAGATTCAGTTAGCCCTGATTCAATTCCATTAACCGATTTAGTATTTAGGGTAATGACTTGGGACCATGTTCCAGTTGCACCCAAAGCACCTCGCAAAGTAGACAAGAAGAAAACTGCAAAAGACATTTTTGACTTTGACGAAGACGGTGAGGAGATTTTTGCTGATTTAGAAGATACTACAACCAAAGCCGAGGTTGACGACATGGTTCATGTCAAAGTTAACTTTCCACCGTTTCAACACTTTAGATTTGACGAGACTAATACAGCACGTTGCATCGGAAAGTCACATTGGAAAGGTAATTTAGAAACCGGAGAATTCAGTAAGGATCACGGTCAAATCACCAACAAACTTGCCCGTATGTACATTATGATGTGCGAGAAATATGCAATGAAGTTCAATTGGCGTGGATACACATACAATGATGAAATGCGAAATTCAGCCATTCTACAACTTACATATGTTGGGTTACGTTTCAATGAAGCCAAATCTGCAAACCCATTCGCATACTACACGGCTGCTATCACTAATAGTTTCTGTCGTGTATTGAACACTGAAAAACGCAATCAAAACATTCGTGACGACATTCTGGAAATGAATGGCTTGAATCCATCATGGACTCGCCAGGGCATTTCGGCTGGTTCATACGAAGAATAATAATCTAATTTAACCAGAGGGGTTGTTTTTACATCCCCTCTTCCTGTATACTAACACTTATGAGTAACCTTTTTAAAAAAGCCGCTGTCTTTACTGACATTCATTTTGGTATGAAGTCAAACAGTCTACAGCATAACCAAGACTGTTCAGATTTTGTCGATTGGTTCATACAAGAAGCAAAGAAAGAGGGTTGTGAAACCTGTTTCTTCTTGGGTGATTGGAATCATCATCGTGCAACTATAAATATCCATACACTGCAATTTGGTTTGCAGGCATTGGAGAAACTTAGTGCTGCGTTTGATATCGTATATTTTATTCCCGGTAATCACGATTTGTATTACCGTGACCGCCGCGACATACATTCTGTTGAGTGGGCCAAGCATCTCCCGAACATTAAAATCATTAATGACTTCTTCAAAGAGGGTGATGTAGTTATTGCACCTTGGCTTGTACAAGAAGATTACAAAAAGATTAAAAAGATGTCCGGACAATACTTGTTCGGGCATTTTGAACTGCCACACTTTCACATGAATGCTATGGTTGAGATGCCGGATCACGGTGAACTCAACAGTGAGCATGTCGATGGCTTTGGATTAGTGTTCAGTGGACATTTTCATAAACGTCAAGCAAAGAAAAACATCTGGTACATTGGTAATGCGTTCCCTCATAACTTCGCTGATGCAGGTGATGATGCACGTGGCATGATGATTTTAGAATGGGGTCAAGACCCTGAGTTCCGTTCATGGCCTAAGCAGCCATTGTTCAGAGTTTACAAACTAAGTGATATCTTAGAAAACCCTAAGGGATTGCTATTACCTGACAGCCATGTTAGAGTACATCTTGACATTGATATCTCATACGAAGAAGCAAACTTCTTGCGTGAGACATTCATTCCCGACTATAAGTTAAGAGAAATGGCACTTATCCCAATGAAAGTAGACCAAGTTGAGCAACAAGGTCCCGAAGGTTTGAAGTTTGAGTCAGTAGACCAAATCGTCATTGACCAAATCAATTCAATCGAATCTAACAGTTTCGACAAGAAAATCCTATTAGAAATCTATAACAATCTATGATCCAATTTAAGAATATTACCCTTCGCAACTTTCTATCAATCGGACAAGTAACACAAGCAGTATCATTTGACAAACAAGACTTAACACTAATTCTAGGTGAGAACTTAGACTTAGGTGGTGATGGTGCTCGTAATGGTACCGGTAAGACTACGTTGATTCAGGGTCTAGCATACGCATTGTTCGGTAACCCCATCAATGACATTCGTAAAGATAACTTAGTTAACCGCACGAATGGTAAGAACATGCTGGTTACGTTAGAATTCAGTGCGAACGGTAAAGAATACAAAATTGAGCGGGGTCGCAAGCCTAACGTGTTGAAGTTCTACGTTGACAATCAACTACAAAAGCAAGAAGATACAGCGCAAGGCGAGAACAAAGAAACTCAAGCAGAGATTGAGAAAGTAATTCACATGTCACGTGACATGTTTACCCACATCGTTGCGTTGAACACTTACACTCAACCATTCTTAGCGTTAAAGAACAACGAGCAACGAGAGATTATCGAACAACTATTGGGTATCACTTTGCTTTCTGAGAAGGCAGAAGGTATCAAAGAGTTGATGAAGTCTGTTAAGGATGATATTCAATCAGAAGAATTCAAAGTTAAAGCAATCGAAGAAGCCAACAAACGTGTTAACGAACAGATTAATAGTTTAAAGCGCCGCAGTAGTTTGTGGAAGGCAAAATACGACAGTGATTTAGCTTATCTAGTTGACACCTACGATACATTGGCTAAGATTGATATCGGTGCTGAACTAATCGCACACAAAGAACTATCAATTTGGAACGAGCACAAGAAGCAAAAAGATACATACGATGCCTTAGTTGCTCGTCAAATTGCTTGGCAACAAAAACAAGATTCTGATATTCATAAATTAGAAAACGAAACAATCAAGTTAAGCAGGATTGATATCGTTGCTGAGATTCTTGCACACCGTCAACTAGCAGAACACAATTTAAAGCAAAAAGAGTTGGATGACCGTGACAAAGAACTTGCACGTTTAACTAAGGACATCGATAAGGAAGACAAGCTAATCAAAAAGCTAGAACTCGAAATCGAAAAATTAGAGGCTCACACTTGCTATGCTTGCGGTCAAGACTTCCATGATGATGCTCACAAAGAGGTTTTAGATGGCAAGCAAGAAATGCTGCGTGAAGCACGTTCACATTCCACAGCTTTATTGAATCAATGGAACGAATTACGTGCTGTTGAAATCTTTGTTCCAGAAAAGCCAAAGACACATTACAACACAGAAGCAGAAGCAATTCGTCACGGCGGTGACTTAGAAAACATTCGCACAAAGATTTTAGAAAAAGAAGCAGAGGCTGATCCATATTGTGAACAACTAAAAGAAATGAACGTTGTAGATTTAGGTCCTCAGCCGAAAACACACTATGACACAGAATCTAAGGCAATTGAGCATCGTAGCAAAGTAGCAACTATCGAACAACAAATTGAACAGAAAGCAACTGAGACTGACCCATACACAGAACAAATTACTGAAATGGAAAATCAAGCATTGCAAACTATCAACTTTGATAAAATCAATCAGTTGACAAAGAAGATGGAACATCAAAAGTTCTTGCTTGACTTATTGACTAGCAAAGATTCGTTTGTTCGTAAAAAGATTATCGACCAGAACTTGAGTTACTTGAACTCACGCTTAACACATTACCTCGATAAGATTGGTTTACCACACAATGTCGTCTTTAAGAACGACTTGAGCGTTGAGATTACAGAATTAGGTCGTGAACTCGACTTTGATAACTTGTCTCGCGGTGAACGCAATCGTTTGATTCTAGGTTTGAGTTTTGCATTCCGTGATGTTTGGGAGAACTTGTATGTTCCTATCAATACGTTGTTCATTGACGAATTGATTGATTCAGGTATGGACACAATGGGTGTTGAAAACTCTATTGCGATTCTAAAAGACTTATCTCGTACTCGTAACAAGAGTGTTTGGCTCGTTTCACACCGTGAGGAACTCGCAGGAAGAGTACCTTCAGTGTTGAAAGTAGTCAAAGAGAACGGTTTTACGTCATATAACACTGCTACTGATATAGAATAATTTACGGGCACGTAGTCGTTAGTATAAGTAATTGTATGTCATCACCACAGAAAAACAAAGGATCAGGTTACGAGAGAGAAGTTGCAAAATTTCTCTCTGAGACTTACGGGGAATCGTTCATTCGTGCCCCTGGATCCGGCGCTTATGTGGGTGGCAAGAATCAAGCAAGAACCCAATTCTTGCACGAAGGTCAGATTCGTTCATTTAAAGGCGATATTGTCCCAGGACAATCGTTTACTAAGATGAATATCGAATGCAAATTCTATGCTGACTTTCCGTGGCACTTAACTCTTACTGGTGAGTGTAAACAACTTGATTCGTGGCTAGAGCAGCTACTTGATGTAGAAGACGAAGGTGATTTGAACATCCTTTTTATGAAGTTCAATCGCAAAGGTCAATACGTTGCAGTCCAAGGTAAGCACACATGGGTTGCTGATACCTGTATTCTATACAGCAGCAAAAAATGGGGCGATTGGATTATCATGGAGCACTCTAGCTTCTTCAAAAACAATACAGACTTAGTAAAACTATATTCTTGTACAACATCAGACACCACGTCAAAACAAAAATCTTAACTTAATTAAAATAAAAATTCGCAGGCTGTGCTGACAGTCCTCCTTGAGATTGCTTTGAAAGTTACAAGCCGTCAGATTCTGGAGTATGCTTATTAGTAATAATAAGGAACACCGAGAAGGCAATCGACAAAAGCGAACCTTCAATGAGTCTATATCTACTCTATCTTGATGATATAGAACATGCGTTTCTGAACTGAAACACCATAAAACAATGTGCGTAAGTTCAACTACAGACCAAAAACTTTACAGGGGAACCGGTGGCGTTCAATAGCACAAAGAAGCTGATTGAACGGGTACAGATAGCAAGGATGACGGGCATGGCAAATCCCTTTACCATTGGTAGTGCTTGAATAGCACTACCATGGCTTCAAAGCGGCAATATGTTCTCCGTATATAATGTTAAAGATAAGAATATATTCCGATACAAATAACATTTAAAAGACTATCCGAACTTAACTTCTGAGCGAAGCGAAGAATTAAGTGAAGGAAGATGAGCGAAGCTCATCAGTTAGTGTATCCCTTAGATAAATGAAATACTACGGGATGATAGACCGAACAATTAGAAGAACGGCAACTTACTAGTTTTAGTTGTTTCCATGTTATCTTCGATAATCTTACTGATAGTTTCTCTTTCAGTAATCGATAGGTTTAGGATATCCGTGTAGGATATCCCTCCTCGCATATACCAAGACATACGTAAGGAATCAGCTTTGATGCGAGAGCAATCTTGCTCCATCTGATTAATAAGGCTCCCTATTTCCGCTGCATCAAGGGAAAGAAGCCTTAGTCGAAAAAATCAGATGCGTTGATACTAAAACCTTGACTAAATTCATGCGTACAATGCGGGCATGTAATGTCAAGTGGTTTGTTCATCGTTGATTCACGTAAAGCAACACTATGGTCACGGATCTTATCGTACTCTTGCTTGCCTACATTCTTTAAGAACTCTAGAATGAATTCTCTTTCCATTACAGTCGCAGTTGGTACTTTGACGTATTCAATTGAAGCAGCAATCAATTGAGTAGCTAACGTATTGATAGACGCCATAACGTCCTGAACTTTAGCTGACTTCACATCGCCCTCTTCCATTGCCAATACATTTTGCAATGACTTTTGAATTTGGAATTGACCCATGTTTGCTTCGTTAGTCTCTTTGTACATCAACGGTCTAAACTTGATGATAACATCATTAGTAACTTGCAATGGGGTTTGATAGTCACCTGGTTTAAACCCTGCCAAGATTGCAGGTAAGTTAACATCGAACTTTGAAGTCTCAGTACATGATGGACATTCTGTTTCAATTTCCATAGTGCTTCCGTGAGTTGCAGTTCGGATAGCAACTAAGATTGGATCCAAGTCAACGTTGTTGATTACCCAAGGGTTTTTGATATTAGGAACGCAACTTTTTATGATATCAACTACTGCTGAACCGTTGAATAATGCATCAGGGGTGCGACTTGTAATCTCATCGATTGCAGTCATTGGATAGATAGGGAATTCACCGTTTTCTGGCATCTCTACATCATTCGGTGAGTAGCTAACTCCACCTGATGGAAGTTTGATATAGACTCCTGGTCTACGGAAATATTGTTTTAATGGATTGTCTGACATAGTTCTCCTAAATTGCTGGTTTTATTGCACTAAATACTATTAACCCATATTTAGTAGGTAAAAACCAATGTCAGACATTTCCAAAGAAACCATAGTTGAGATTGTTGAAGCGATGCAAACCGCAAAACAAGCGCAGGATGACCTTACTGTAAAGAACAGAGAAGCCAAAGAACAGGCGGAAAAAAGTGCGGATGCGTTGAAACGATTAGCTGGTTCTGCTGGTACTTTTATGAAGACCATGACAGATGCAAGTCAGGGCACTGGTAAATACGCACAAGCTACTACATCCGCTGCAAACGCTGCCGGAGATTTAGTCGGTAAATTTGGTCCATTGGGCGCCGCAGTAGGCGCAGTTATCAAAGTTTTTGGTGGACTAGTTGGGGCAAGTTTAAAGCAGAATGATGCGTTAATTAAGACATATCGTGATTTCAGTAAAGTTGGTGTAAACTATAGCACCAGCATGAAAGATGTTCTAAAAGACCTACAACAGTTTGGGGTAGGTGTTGAAGAAGCGTCAAAACTTACTGAAATGTTGAACAAAGTTAGTCCTGAACTAGCAATGTTAGGTAATACTGCTGGTGCAGGTCAACGTAAATTAGGTGAAGTATTCAACAAAACGTTAGGTGATACCGAAGCTCGTTTGATGCAGTTAGGTTATACTACTGATGATATGAGAGAGCATTCTGCTCAGTATTTGGCAAGCGAATCGCTTAACTCTCGTATTAGAAGTAAAACATCACAGCAACTAAATGCTGAAACGGTTACGTACATGCAAACTCTTTCAGAATTGAGTATGTTAACTGGTGAGAGTCGTGATGCGTTAGAAAAAGAACGTAGACAGCAAGAAAATGATTTGCGTTTCCAAATGTATCTAAACACATTAGATGATAACGCTAGAGAAAATGCTAGAACAATGATATTGGGCTACGCAAAAGTATACGGTAAAGATGCATCTGATGGTATGAAATCTTTGCTAGTTAACCAAGGTAGAGTTGTTGACCAATTTGGTGCTACTGCATATCAACTTATCGGTGATAAAGGTGTTCGCGGTGCGATGAGCACCTTGAACCAAACAGGTGATGCCGCAGAAGCAACGTTCCATCATCTTAAAGATGTTGCTCCTAGAATTTCTCAGAGTTTCAAAACATTCAGTCCTACAATTGCTACATCAAACGATGCATTGAAGGCTTTGGGTCTTAATATTCAAACATATCGCGGCGCCATGATGATGGAAGGCAAAGACCGCAAAACATTTGAAGAAATGCGCCAACAAGTAGAACAGCAAGCAACTGACGACAGATTGGGTTCAGCCGCATCGATTACTCAAGCTGAACGTGAAGTAAGAAATGCATTTGAAACTTTAACTTATATGGTAGGAACAGGTGCAGTTGCAAGTATAAAAACTTTAGCTACAGTTGGGAATGAGTTTGCTAGAATTATGGCAAAGGTTGTATCATGGTTTGGTGGTCCAGACTTGACAGATGCATTTACCCAAATTAATGACTTAGAAGATGCTGCCCGAGTACAAACAGAACAAACTGAAAAGTTAAACAGATTAAAAAAAGAAGAAATTGAGATACAAAAAGAAATCCTTGCTAATGAGGAATTTGTAAAAAGTCATCCGAATGCTGAAGGTGTAAAAGCTGATATTAAAGACCTCAGACAAAAACTTCAAAGTAATAGAACATCTCAAACATCTTCACAGTCAAACATTGACCGAGCAAAAGAAGCAGCTACTAACCCTGCAATGATTGAAGGCAGGTCAGCAGCTCCTGCTAATTACCAACGTAGAAATACTGACGTTGGTTCTTCTCAGTTAAGTGAGTTGTTTGCATTCGGTAGTGATTCTGGTAGTTTAGAAAGTTTCCAAAGATTAAACCCTGCAATGCAGGACAAGCTAATTTCTGCTGCCAAAGAACTACAAGGCTCTGGTAAGAAACTAAAACTAAACAGTGCGGTTAGGTCTTCTGAAAAGCAAAAGCAATTATATGATGATTACGTATCAGGTAAATCAAAACTACCTGCAGCCCCTCCTGGAACTAGTTTGCATGAAAAAGGTTTAGCAGTAGACATTCAAAACTATGACGATGCGCAAGTATTAGAAGTATTGAGAAGAAACGGCTTAGTAAACCCAATTGCAGGTGACAAGCCGCACTTCATTATGGGTGCAAGAACCGGTGGTGTTTTCAGCGGACCTGAATCTGGATACAATGTTGAGTTGCATGGTAAAGAAGCAATCGTACCATTGGCATCTTCTCAGGGAATGGCTGACGAGGTTACTAAACATGCACTAACTTCCTCAATGTCTTCCAACTCAACAAGCACATTATCTGCGGACATGTTTATGCGTAGAATAGCAGATATGCTGGACGCTAGACTAACTGATGTAGTAGACGAACTACGTAGATCCAACTATACACAAGATAAAATATTGTCTGCTGCGAAATAAAAATTGATAAATATAACACTATGACTTATAAAAAGCGTTTCTCCAACCCAACTGGTCAACTAAGTCCTATTTCTGGAGTGAATAGCAACGGCGGCTCTTGGAATAGCGGCGCAGTTACTAACCAAAGCACACAACAATTTGGCTACAAGAACTATCAAAGCCGTCTTCCCGAAGTATACACAGGTCACCCAAACCGTATTGAGCGATATAACCAATATGAAATGATGGACGTTGATGCGGAAATCAACGCATGTTTAGATATTATTGCTGAGTTTAGTACTCAGAAAAATGAACAAAATAACACACCATTCGAAGTAATCTTTAACGAAGATCCTACTCCCCATGAAGTTGAACTAATCAAAAAGCAACTTCAACAGTGGTGTAAATTGAACGAGTTCGAGACTCGTATGTTTAAAATATTCCGTAATGCAATCAAATACGGTGACCAAATTTTTGTACGTGACCCAGAGAACTTTAAGATATATTGGGTAGACATGGTCAAGGTAATCAAAGTTATTGTTAACGAATCTGAAGGTAAGAAACCTGAACAGTATGTTATCAAAGACTTAAACCCTAATTTACAAAACCTATCAATCGCTGAAAAAGTTTCAAACGATTTTGCTACTAACCCTGCAACGGGATTCGGTGGCGCAGGTGGCGCAGGAGCATCTCAGGGATATACTATTCCAAATCAACAATCTACATCAGGTTCACGTTTTGGTCTATCTCAGAATGAGTCTGCGATTGATTCAAAGCATGTGTTGCATTTATCATTAACTGAAGGTCTTGACCGCTTCTGGCCGTTCGGACAATCTGTGCTTGAAAACATCTTTAAAGTATATAAACAAAAAGAATTGTTAGAAGATGCGATTCTAATCTATCGCATATCTCGTGCCCCAGAGCGCAGAGTATTTAAAATTGACGTTGGTAATATGCCAAGTCACATGGCTATGGCTTTTGTTGATAGAGTTAAGAACGAAATTCACCAACGTAGAATTCCATCAAGTCAAGGTGGTGCATCAGTTATGGATGCAACATACAACCCATTGTCAATGAACGAAGATTACTTCTTCCCAGTCACTGCTGACGGTCGTGGTTCTGATGTAACTACATTAGCAGGTGGTGCTAACTTGGGTGAGATTGATGACTTGCGTTACTTTAATAACAGATTGGCACGCGGTTTACGTGTTCCTTCAAGTTACTTACCTCAAGGTCCTGAAGACAATCCTACTCCGTTGAGTGACGGTCGTGTCGGTACTGCGATGATTCAAGAATTCCGTTTCAACGAATATTGCAAACGCCTGCAAAACTATATCGGTCAGAAGTTGAATGACGAATTCAAGCTATTCATGCGCTGGAGAGGTCTAAACATCGACTCTGGATTATTTGATATCAAGTTCAACAATCCACAAAACTTTGCATCTTATCGTCAATCAGAGTTGGATAATGCAAGAGTATCAGTGTTTCAGGCAATGGAAGCATTTCCGTACATCAGTAAGCGTTTTGCAATGCAACGTTTCTTAGGATTGACTGAAACTGAGATTGAAGAAAACTCTAAAATGTGGTTTGAAGAACGTGAAGAAAGTTCTGCGGAAGATCCACAAGGCAGTGACTTGCGTAGTATTGGTATTAGCTCAAGTGATTTGGATAGCGATTTGGAAGTTGGTGATGAACTTGAAAATGCTGACCAAGACATGAATGCAGATGGTATGGAACCAACGCCGGGCGTTGCAGGTCCAGAAGCTATGCCTGCAGGCGGTGGTGTTCCACCCCCACCTATGTAAATGATAAATAATAGTATGAAATTATTTGAAATGTACGCTCGACCACAAGAAGGTTATCAGGATATGAATTCTGATAACAGTAAAGTCGTGTGGAAAGAAACACGCAAAAGTAAATTAACTTTACGTCAATTGCGTAAATTGCGTAAGATGATGGATGTCAGAAACTATGAGCACACCGAGAATCTGAAAAAGGTTCGTACTCAATATAAGCCGGCAAACCCTGAACAAACGATGTAATATACTATATTCTAGTGAAAAACGTAAAAAAATAGCACTTATTGTGCTATTTTTTTGCATAGCCACTAAATATTTTTACAAAAGCCATTTACCTTAGGAGAAATTAATAATGGATAACAAAAAATTTGAACAACTCATTGATTTGATTATCAATGAGAATGAAGAACAAGCTCGTGCTATGTTCCACGATATCGTGGTAGAAAAGTCACGTGAAATTTATGAATCAATCATGGACGATGAATTCAGCCAGGATCAAGTTGGTGGCTTAGCCGACGAAATTCAAGTTGAAGAAGAAGGTATGGTTGAAGCCGAAGACGAATTTGCTGATATCGGTGATGACGATGGCGAAGAAGAAGTAGCTTTAGACTCTGATGATATCGGTGGCGAAGAAACAGGTGAAGAAGACCTAGAAGACCGCGTTGTTGACTTGGAAGACAAGTTAGACGAATTGATGGCTGAATTTGAATCAATCATGTCAGGCGAAGAAGGCGGCGACATGGGCGGTGAAGAAGAATTTGGTGGCGACATGGGCGGTGAAGACATGGGCGACGAAATGATGGAAGGCGAAGAAGAAGATTTGGAAGAGTCAGAAGATGACGAAGAAGAAACTTTGGAAGAAGCTGTTCAATTGCAAAAAGTTTCCGTAACACACGGCGACAACGGTACTAACACTAAGTCAATCGTTTCTAACGGTCCTAAAGTAGGCGGTAACGGTGCAAAAGCTGTAAACTTCACATCAGGTGAGTCAACTAAAGGTGGCACACAAGGTGGTTTGTTGAACCCAGCTACTAAAGACTTGAAGGGTGCAGGTTCATTCAAGAACGCTCCAGGTCAAAAAGGTCAAAAACTAGACACAGCTCCAAAAGCTAAACATGGTGATGACGGACAAAATACAAAATCAATCGTTGGCGAGTCTCGCAAGACTGTCAAGCGTATTGTTAAGTAAGGACACCTAAGATAATGGCTTTGTATCTTAAAGAGAACTTAACATTCGACCGCGCTAATATGGTGGTCGAGTCTGTTAAGGAAGACGGTGATAAGAAGTCCCTTTATATGAAAGGGATCTTCATTCAGGGCGGGGTTAAAAACGCAAATGAGCGTGTTTACCCTGTTTCTGAAATTGAATCTGCTGTTAATGCTCTAAATGAACAAATCAGTACAGGCTATAGTGTTCTTGGCGAAGTTGACCACCCAGATGATTTAAAAATCAACTTAGACCGTGTATCACATATGATTACTCAAATGTGGATGGATGGTGCTAATGGGTTCGGCAAGTTAAAGATTTTACCAACTCCAATGGGTCAATTAGTTTCGACCATGTTGGAGAGTGGTGTAAAGTTAGGCGTTTCTAGTCGTGGTAGCGGTAACGTGAATGACATGAACGGCCAAGTTAGTGACTTTGAAATAGTCACGGTTGATATTGTCGCTCAACCTAGCGCACCTAATGCGTATCCAAAAGCAATCTATGAAGGCATGATGAATATGCGTCATGGTCATAGAGTTTTAGATATTGCTAAAGATGCACAAACAGACAAGAAAGTACAGAGATACCTGAAGGAGGAAGTAATGCGCCTCATCAAGGACCTCAAAATTTAACAAGGGGATTACGCATGTTAGATGCAATCAAACCATTACTTGAGAGTGGACTTATCAACGAAGAAACTTCTACAGCTTTGAATGAAGCATGGGAATCTAAGTTGAATGAAGCTCGTGAGCAAGTACGTTCAGAGTTGCGTGAAGAATTCGCACAACGTTATGAACATGACAAGACAGTTATGGTAGAAGCCTTGGATAAAATGGTAACTGATGGCTTACAAGCTGAGATTGAAGAATTTCAAGCTGAAAAGCAAGCAATGAACGAAGACCGCGTTAAAGCACAAGTAAAATTACGTGAAAACGTAAGCAAGTTCAATGATTTCATGGTTAAACACCTATCAGAAGAAATCAAAGAACTACGTGCAGAGCGTAAACTACAGTTAGAAAGTCAGCAAAAGTTGGAGCAATTCGTTGTTTCTGCTTTGGCACGTGAAATCAAAGAATTCTCACAAGACAAGCAAGCTGTTGTTGAAGCTAAGGTTAAGTTAGTTGCTGAAGGTCGTTCACAACTTGAAGCATTGAAGGCACGTTTCGTGTCAGAATCTGCTAAGAGAGTAAACGAAGCTGTTGCTAAACATCTAAAAGGTGAAATGACTCAATTGAAAGAAGATATCAAGACTGCTCGTGAAAACGATTTTGGTCGCCGTATTTTCGAATCTTTCGCTACAGAATTCAGTGCTACTCATTTGAATGAGAAGGCTGAAACTCGTAAGCTAATGTCTGCATTAGCACAGAAAGAAATTCAATTAGCCGAATCTACAAAACAAATCGCTCAAACTAAGAAATTAGTAGAAAGCAAAGAACGTGAAGTTCGCATTATCAGAGAATCTAATAGTCGCCAAAAGACTATGGATGAGCTACTATCTTCATTAAATGAAGAAAAAGCAACTGTAATGAAGAACTTACTAGAAAGCGTACAGACCCCGCGTCTACAAGCCGCTTTCGATAAGTATTTACCAGCAGTATTAAGCACACAACCTGCAAAGAAAGCTGAAAAGCAAGTAATTAAGGAAAGTGTACAAGAAGTTACTGGTAATAAATCTGCCGCACACCATGTTGAAGTCGAAGAACGTGATAACGTTATCGCTTTGAAGCGTTTGGCAGGGCTCTAAACAAGACATAAAAATTAGGAGATTATAAAAATGTCACAAGTTCTATTAGAAAGCCGTTGGGACGAGACCAAAGAAACCCTGCTAGAAGGTCTAAAAGGTACTCGCCGTTCAACTATGGGTGTAATCTTAGAAAACACTCGCAAGCATTTGGCTGAAAGCGCCTCTGCTGGTACAACACAAGCTGGTAACGTAGCTACACTTAACCGTGTTATTCTACCTGTTATCCGTCGTGTAATGCCAACAGTTATCGCTAACGAATTGGTTGGTGTACAACCGATGACTGGTCCAGTTGGTCAAATCCACACGCTACGTGTACGTTATGCTAACGACTCTGTTAACAACGTAAACAGCTCACAAAACACAACAGCCGGTGAAGAAGCTCTTTCACCATTCAAGATTGCAGAACAGTATTCTGGTGCTGCATCAGGTAAGGCTAATCCTACAGCTTCTATGGAAGCTACTGGTGGTCGTCAAATCAGCGTACAAATCTTGCGTCAAGCTGTTGAAGCTAAGTCACGTAAGTTGCAAGCACGTTGGACATTTGAAGCTGCGCAAGATGCACAGTCTCAACATGGTATTGACGTAGAAGCAGAAATTATGGCTGCTTTGGCACAAGAAATCACTGCTGAAATCGACCAAGAAATCTTGACTTCTTTGGGCGCATTGGCAACTTCTGAAGATACATACAACCAAGCTAACGTTTCTGGTACAGCAACTTTCGTTGGTGACGAACACGCTGCTTTGGCTGTTCTTATCAACCGTGCTGCTAACCGTATCGCTCAACGCACTCGTCGTGGTGCTGGTAACTGGGCTGTTGTTTCTCCAGCTGCATTAACAGTATTGCAATCTGCAACTACTTCAGCGTTTGCTCGTACAACAGAAGGTACATTCGAAGCTCCAACAAACACAAAGTTAGTTGGTACATTGAACGGTGCAATGAAAGTTTATGTAAACTCATATGCTGTTGATTCATCTCCAGTATTGGTTGGTTACAAAGGTTCATCAGAGACAGATGCAGCGGCATTCTATTGCCCATACATCCCATTGATGAGTTCTGGTGTTGTTCTAGACCCAACTACATTCGAACCAGTCGTATCATTTATGACTCGTTACGGTTATGTTGAGTTGACAAACACAGCATCTTCGTTCGGTAACGCTGCTGATTATCTATCAGCTATCGCTATCAACGCTGATAACCTATCATTCTATTAATCAATAGAAATAGCTTTTTACCCTCGGGATGGGAAGTTACAATTAAGCACTCTTCGGAGTGCTTTTTTGTTTCTGAGATAAATAGTAACATGCACTTCTATATGAAATGCAACATTTTAGGAAATTATTATGGCAGCAAATAATGCAAAAATTCACGGAGCAACTCTCCCACAGACAACTTTCGCAACACGTAAACTAGCGTTCGTAGTTGTTGATATGAACACAGATGTTGAAACAGATTTCGACACAATCGGTTCAACATACCAAAAAGCAGTTCAAGGCATTCAGCAAATCGCTGAAATTTATGCTTTGGGTCAACCTAATGGTCAATTGTTCACTGTTATCTTATCTGATGACACATTACCATATGACGATGGGCAAGAGTTTGCAGACGGCGGCGAAAATTCTCCATTGTCACGTGTAATCCGTGAATCTTCAGGTGTACAAGGTGCTTGGGCATGGAACGCACGTTTAGACGGCAACAATTTAAACTACGATTAATCATTCATTGAATGCAATAAAAGCACTCTTCGGGGTGCTTTTTTATTGCCTGGCATAAATAATATTATGCACTTCTATATGAAGGCAACATTTTAAAGGAAAAATATCATGGCAGCAAACAATGCAAAAATTCACGGTTTAACAGCTCCAGCAGCTTCATTCGTAGGTAAAGACCTAATCTGGATCGCTAACGACGGTAACATGAGCGACATCGCAGACGCAACAGCAGCTATCACAGCAGCACAACAAGAAGTCACAGTTATGATTATCGGTCAAGGCACAGCAGACGGTATCATCTTGGGCGTTGAAGGTAAAGTACCATCAGGTTGGTATCAAGTTGCTATCTCTGGTTTGACATTCGTTGACTAATTAGTGAATTACTAAAAACAAAAAGCACACTTCGGTGTGCTTTTTTATTGGCTGTCAGATGCTAATGAATCATAAATGATAAATACATTATAAAATAATATTTGGGACCATTCATGGCAGTAGATCCATTCAATTCAGTAGGCGGTTATACAGTTGGCATTCCTCCAATGCCATTAGTAAGTGAGACCGGTGTAATTACTGCACCTAGTGCAACTATTGGTAACATCAGTGCTAATAATATAACAGCCACTGGCAACGTTGAAGCTACACTATTCAAAGGAAGTTTTGAAGGTACTATTTCAGGTACATTAGTAGTTCCAGGATCATCTAGTGAAGTATTGTTTAATGATGGCGGTAATGCAGGCGCAAACTTTGGATTTACGTTCGACTCGACTGCGCAGTTAGTAACTATCTCGGGAGATTTAGTTGCAAATTCATTTACATTGGGCTCAGGTCCAAATGAATTTTCTACATCGTCTGTAATGTTTTCTGTCACAACAAGTGCAGCACCTACACAAATCTTACATACCCAATCACAAAGTCTAATATCATCTGTTGACTATACAATCATTGCAACAGATACAGTGTTAAACATTAGACAAACTAGTAAGTTAATTGCTAGTGTATTGGGAAGTGAAGTTGGTTATTTCGAGTACGGAACAATTGACGTTCCCTTCGAGAGTCCAGGCGTAGCAGACTTTAAAGTTGAAAATATTTCAGGCAATGTTGTGTTAACTGTACAACCGAATACATCACATAGAACAACATACAAAATAATGGTAACAAGTTATAAAGAATAAGGAAAAGACAAATGGCAATTAGAACCTTTAACTCGGTAGGTGGATTCTCAGTAGGCGAAACCCCGTCAACGGTTATTTTACCCAACGGTGATATCACTACCGATTTTGGAACATTCACCGCAAACTTAGATGCAGGCGCACTTAAAACAGATAGCCTATTACATGCGAATGGTGTGCCGTGGGACTTCCAACAACCAGCAGGTGTTGCGAACGGACAAGTTCAGTATTACTTGGATGGTGAATTCGGCGCTTCAAGTAAGTTCTCATTTAACCCTACATCAAATGTATTAACAGTATTAGGTACTGCTAACATTACAACAGTTAACACTTCTGGTCAAATCGTATCTGAAGGTAACGTTACTGCACCTAACTTCATTGGTAACTTAGTTGGTAACGTTTCAGGTAATATTACTTCTCCTGGAACTAACACTGAAGTGTTGTTTAATGATAACGGATTGATTGGCGCAAACGCAAAGATGTACTTTGATAAAACATCAGGTACATTGACTGCTAATTACTATGCAGGTACATTAACTACTAATGCTCAGCCAAACATTACTTCTGTCGGGGCACTAACCTCACTAACAGTTAATACAACCGTTACTACTGCTAACGTTGCAACTGGCAACTTGAGTGTAACAGGCAGAGTAACAACAAGCGTAATTCCAGGTAATGATAACACTTATGATTTGGGTAGCTCGTCATATCAATGGCGTAACGCTTGGGTGGGTTCAAACTTGTTTATCGGTGGCGCAGATGCTTACATTCGTGCTATTGGTAATGTCTTATACAGTGATGCTCAATACCTTGAAAATAATATCAACGTTGGATCATTAACTGTACGTTCAGGCACAGCATTGCAAGGTGACTTGACTGTATCAGGTAATTTAACTGTCAGCGGTGGAACTACATACGTTAACGTCAGTAACATGGCAGTTGAAGATCCGTTGATTAACTTAGGCGGCAGCGGCGGTGGTGCAGATGCTACTTCATACGATGGTATGGATCGTGGTCTTGTTTTAAAGAACTATAAGTCTGATGGCTCAGAAGCAGTTAATCAAGCGTTCATTTGGAGCACAGGTAATAGTGAATTCCGAGCAATCGCTGACGTTGCTGATATCACAAACGAGATTGTAACTCCAAACGCATATGCGAACATTCACGCTAAGACTTTCTTGGGTAATGTTGAGGGAACAATCTTAACCGCTTCACAAACAAACATTACTACTGTTGGTACTTTGACCAACGCAACTATTGCAGGCAACTTACAAGTTAATAACACTGCAAACATTAACTCATTGAGAGCAAGTGGATTAACATACCCATCAAATGACGGATCATCTTCTCAAGTAATGAGTACAGATGGTACTGGTAATTTATACTGGGCCACAATTGATACGTACAGAATTCAAAACGGTACTAGTAATGTTGTAGTAACACAAAACAGTGACGTTAACATTAGTGTAGGTGGAACTGCTAACGTCTTTAAAGTCAAGACAACTGGCGCAAACGTAACAGGAGCTTTAGGTGTATCTGGTGCAACTACAACAGGCACATTAGTAATTGGTGGCAGTGAAGTAGGTTCATACACTATTACTACTAATAGTATCCTAAGTGCTAATATCATTGCATTGGATTACACATCATTCAGAGGTGTTGAATTCTTTGTTAAAGGAGAAGACGGAACAGGAAGTAAGTTCAGTGTTGCTACTATTTCTGCTGTGCATGATGAAACTGACGTTGATTGGTCAACATATGCCACAGTTAACTTAGGTGGTTCTACTGGCTCGTTTGATGTTAATATGGACACCGAACTAGAACAATTGGTTCTCTCAGTAACACCGTCAAGTAGTAACTCTACATCTTGGACGGTACAGTATAGAACAATTTAATAACGCCAGATAACGGAAACTTATATGGCAATTAAAAAGTTCAACGCAATCGCAGGTATCTCAGTAGGAGATACTGTGATTTATGAAGTGATTGATAATGCAGCAAACGTTGCTGCAAATAATCTCACGGTTACCGCTTTATCTGATTTAGGTGATGCATCAAACGTAACTATTACCGGCGGCTCTGCTGGATATGTGTTGACTACTAACGGTCAAGGTAATTTAAGTTGGGAGCCCGGAGGCTCAGGTGGAACAGGGCAGTCAGGCTTTACTTCTGTAATTAAGAATAATTTTGTAGGCAACGACACTCAAACTATCTTTTATCTTACTGAGACTCCTAGTTCTTCTGACAATGTACAAGTTAACATAGACGGTCTGATTCAACAAGAATCAACGTTCACTATTAATAACGGAGCGGTTGTTTTTGATTCTCCACCTGAATCAGGACAACGAATCGAAGTAACGGTATTTCATACTATTACTATCGGTAATGACACTGAGATTATTTTTAATAACGGTGGGTTTGTTGACACTGATAGTGGGTTCACTTTCGACAGTTCGACTAGCACCTTGTATGCACCTAACATTACAACGTCAGGTACTATACTTGCTAATACTATCACATCCAATTCAAACATTACTGCATCAGGTGGCTACCTAACATTAGACGCTGGTGTAATTGCAGTATCAGGCACAACTGCTGGTTTATTCACTACAAATATTTCTAACGTAAATATTGGTTTATCTGGTAATGTTACGTTAGGATCAACAAGTGGCAACGTTATTGTACGTGGGAACTTCGTTGCTAACTCGTTCTCATCTAATACAGCAATTGCTTCTCCTGGCATAGTTAGTGGTAACCCAGTAATAAGCGTACCTGAATCTGAAACAGTAACGATAGATTCGTTCTCGGCTGGAGATTTTAGGTCAGCTAAATATATTATAAGAGCAAGTAGCGATTTCGGATTTCAATCTCTTGAAGTCTTGTTGATACACAATGATGTAGATTCTTATATAACAATATACGGTGACATATCAACTGATGATGTTGATGTTGTCGAAATCACATCTGAAATGTCAGCAGGAAATATCGAGTTATATGCAACTGCAATTGCTGCGAACACTACAATAAGAATAATGGGGACATACTTGGCTGACTAAGCTGAGTATGAAATACAAATGGTAACAAAAAAGTTTATTACGAAAGCCGGTGTAAGAACTGGTAATATAATTTTAGATGCATCTAATGATAGCATCGTTGCCTCAAGTATTACTGCAACAACACGAGTATCTGCGGCAGAGCTAGTCACAACTAGAGTAGCTTCAAATATTATTCCCAAAACAAACGCTACATATGATTTGGGTAGCGTTGCAGAAAAATTTAAGGATCTACATTTAGCCGGTACTATTAACATAGCTACTCAAACTATTACAGCAAACGTCACTGGTATACAAGTTTCCGGTGAGTTCACTGCTCAGTCAGCTAATATTGAAGACCTAAACGCAAACGTCATCACCGCAAATAGCCTAAATATTGACACTGTAACGGTTAATACGCAAATGGTAATAAATAGTAATATAGATGCAACATCCACGGATACAGGGTCGTTTATTACAGCAGGTGGCGTGGGAATTGCAAAAAACTTATATGTTGGCGGTGCTATTCATTTAGCTAATGGTCTCGGAGGAACATCTTCTAAGGGTATCATTAATTATAATGACGGTGGTGACAGTATAGATTTTAATTTTAACGGATAAACTTTATGGCAACAACAATCGGGGCAAGATTAGTTAATGATGGTACGCTGATTACAGCAGGGGAGTTTGATGAAACTGCCCTTTCCACTCATTCTATCAAGTCTGGCGGAATCTTTGCAGACGAGTTTGATGAAATCACATTACCTGCTGGTATCCCTTCAGGTGGTTCGATTGAGTTAAACGGGACATCTCAGTACATTACTGTATCGGGTGACGCTGACTTTGGTTTTGGAACAGGCGACTTTACAATCGAAGGCTGGTTCTTTATTAGAAGCACAGCACACATGAGATTATGGAATTGGACTGGAGGAGATACTTTAGAAGTGTTAGACGGTCAATTGTATTATTGGGATGGAACTGATGAAAATGGTGTTATCGCATCAGGACAGAGTTCTATTCCTCAATTCCAATGGTTCCATGTAGCATTAGAAAAGCACAATGGTGTAGTAGATGTGTATGTAAACGGAGTTAGTCTTATCACTGACAACTCTCCTTACAATAGTATCGATAGTAGACCATTAGCAATTGGTGCAGCAATTAACACAGGTGCTGATCCATTAGATGGATTCGTTACGAATTTTAGAATCGTTAAAGGTATTGCAGTATATCGTGGTGATTTTGACACCCCGTATGCTTCTCTATCTGACATTCAAGAAACTGTACTTTTGTTAAAAGTAGCAAATCAAACAGATATGTTAGTTGATTCTTCGTCAACTAGCAAATCAGTAACTAGTCAAGGTTCAGCAACATATAGTGCGACAACCCCATTCACGACCGTTTATAATGGTGCGATGAAACAATTAAGGTCAGGAACATTGCAAGTCGCAAATATCTTTGACGAAGTAACAACTATAAGTTAATACATTATAGAAAAACCAAAAGGAAATATAAAAAATGGCAAAGCTAAAAGACTCTAGAGTTTACGGTAATCTCGACATTGATAGTGTATTAACCGTATCTAGCGACACAACTATCAACGGTAACTTGACTGTTACTGGTAACACAATCTACTCTTATGTAGACACAATGAAAATCACTGACCCGATCCTAGAAATGGGCGGAGCAGAATCTGGTGCATTAACCGGTGATGACAATAAAGACCGTGGTTCATTGCTACACTATTATGACGGTGCAGTAGTTGATGCGTTCATGGGTTGGGATAACTCAGCAAGTGAATTCGCATTGGGTAGCAACGTTTCTGTAACCAATGAAGTAGTAACTTTCAACACATATGGTAACTTACGTGTTGGCACAATCTTCGGTAATGGTTCTGGTTTAACTAACATCCCAGGCGGTAACGTTGACGGTACAGTTGGTTATGCTAACATGTCATCATATGCTGGTATTGTTACTGGTGCAACACAGTCAAACATTACTACTGTTGGCACATTGACTAATGTTTCTACTAGCGGTAATATCACTGCTTCTGGTAATTTATCTGTTACAGGCGGAAGTACTTTAACCGGTGACGTAGATATGTCAGGTAATGCTACTATCGACGGTGATTTGACAGTTGGTGGTACAATCTACGCTAACATTTCTGGTAACTTGACTGCTCCAGGTACTGACACTCAAGTATTGTTTAACGATGACGGTGGTGTTAACGCAGTTGCAGGTTTTACATTCAACAAGACAAATCAATCATTGACACTTGCAGGTAACGTTTCTGGTGATACAATCATCGGTAACTTGTTCAGCGGCAACGGTGCTAATTTATCAAGTATTACCGGTGCAAACGTAACAGGTTACGTAGCTAATGCAACTCATGCAAATATTGCCGATGCTGCAAACGTAGCTTACTCAATCGCTGGTGCAAACGTATCAGGTGAAGTTTCAGTAGCAAACACAGTTTCTAATGCAACACAATCAAATATTACAGCAGTCGGTACATTGACTTCTTTGACTGTTTCTGGTAATATTTCTGGTCAAGCTAATCTAGCTATCACAAGTAATGCTACAGTCGGTGGCGACTTATCTGTTACAGGTGATATCTCAGGTGCTGACGGTACATTCTCTGGTACAATGCAAGTTACTGGCAATGCAAACGTAGGTAACTTAGGTACTTCTGGATTAATTACTGCAACAGGTAACGTCACTGGTGGTAACTTGAATACTACTGGAACTGCAAATATCGGTAACTTAGAAATTTCAGGTAAGACAACAGGTAACTTGATTCCATCAGCAAACGTTACATACGATTTGGGTAACTTAACTCATCGTTGGAACGATTTGTATCTAAGTGGTAACACTATCTATTTGGGAGACCAAACATTAGAAGCTAATGCAACTGCATTGTTTACTTCTGCTGATATCGGCGCAGGTAACATGCGTGTAACAAACAATACTTTCTCAGGTAATGTATATGCTAACTCTGGTTTAGTAAAAGGTTCTACATTAGAAGGTACATTGACTGTTAATTCTAACGCACAACCAAACATCACATCTGTTGGTACTTTGGTTGACTTAGATGTTACTGGCAACATTGCTGCTGGTGGCTTGTTAACAGACAACTTATATTATGCTAACGGCGTTGCATGGGACTTGCAACAAGCTGCTGGTGATACAGGTCAAATCCAGTTCAACACTGGTGATAACTTTGATGCAAGCACAAACTTAACATATAGCACAACAGGTGACGGTACTTTGACCGCTGCTGGTAATATTTCTGCTGCCAAACTAACATCAACTGCTGACACATCAGTTGGTGCAAACTTGACTGTTGGAACTAACGCTACAGTTACTGGTGATATTTCTGGTGCTAAGATTACTGTTACAGGTGATGCAAATTCAGGTAACGTTTACACAACAAACGTAACCGCAACTGATACTGTTACTGCGGTAGATGTTGTGACTACTACAGTTACTGCTACTACTAGTGATATTTCTATCAATGCTGCTGGTACAAACGCAAACGTAGTATTAGCTCCTACAGGAACAGGTACAGTTGACGTTTCTAGCAAGCGCATTACTAGCGTTGGTTCTCCTTCTGCTGATGCAGACGCTGCAACTAAAGGTTATGTTGATTCTATTGCACAGGGCTTGTCAGTTAAGACTTCTGCTCACGTTGCAACAACAACAGCACTTCCTGCGTACACTTATGATAATGGAACCGATGGCGTAGGCGCAACATTGACTGCTGATACTAATGGTGTATTGTCTAACATTGACAATCATGGATTCAGTGTCGGTGATAGAATTCTTGTTAAAGATGAAGTAGGCGCAAACAAACCATATAACGGTGTGTACACTGTAACTAATTTGGGTACTGTAAGTGCTCCTTGGGTATTGACTCGTGCCGAAGACGTTGATGAAGTTACTGATTTCAAGGGTGCGTTTATTTTCGTAGCCGACGGTACAGTTAACAAGAATACTGGTTGGGCTTTCTCTATTGCTTATGAATCATATTCTACTGTAGGTACAGACGATGCAGCCTTCACACAGTTCTCTGGTGCAGGTACATACTCTGCTGATAACGGTTTAGAATTGACAGGCACTGTATTCAGTGCTGTCGTTGATGATTCAACAATCGAAGTTGGTGCAGGTAATGCATTACGTGTTAAGGATGGCTTGACATTAGTTACACCTAACATTGGTGCTGCTACTGGTACAAGTTTAGATTTATCAGGTGACGTAGATGTAGGTGGCAATCTTGCTGTTACAGGTAACGTTGACGCAAATAACTTCAACGGTACATTCTACGGTAGTTTCGTAGGTACAGTTGATGCGACAGTTGGCGCTGCTGGTGCTAACACTGAAATTCAGTTCAACGATGCTGGTAATATTGGTGCTAACTCAACCTTTACATTCAACAAAACTACTAGTACATTGTCAGTTGGTAATGTGAGTGCTACAGGTGACGTATCAGGTAGTACGTTGACTGGTGCTTTGACAACTGCTGCTCAACCTAACATTACTAGTGTAGGTGAATTGACATCATTGACTGTTGCAGGTAACATTACTACATCAGGAACTGCTGGTAATATCTCTGGTGCAAATTATGTTATTGCTAATTACTTCTCAGGTAATGGTTCAACATTGTCAAGCATCACTGGTAGTAATGTAGTAGGTGATGTATCCGGTGCAAACCACGCTAACGTTGCTGATTCTGCGAACTTAGTATTAGGAGCTAACGTATCTGGTGATGTATCTGGTGCAAACCACGCAAACATTGCAGACGTAGCTAACGTGGCATACTCAGTAAACGGTGCAAACGTTAGTGGTACAGTTGCTACTGCAAACTATGTTGTTCAATCTAACCAATCTAACATCACTCAAGTTGGTAC